AAAATGGGCTTGAAGACCTACAGAAGTGCCAGTGGTATTTGAATAAACTACTGGAAAAGCTTATTTCAGCTAAACTAGAAAAAACTTTTTTCTAATGGATATTCGCGCTTTTGGTTCTTATTACGGCCAGACGGCTCAGCTTCCTTACGCCAGTGGATTTGGGTACGTGCCTAGCGCAGGTCTTAAACGATTTCCAGCCTGCCGCGCTATTTTTATCGAAAGCACGTCTAATAACTCTAAAGGTTATCTAACAGTTGAGATGGCGGATGCTCCCGGTCAGCACGTTACAGTTTTTAACCTAGAAGGAAATCAGTTACTTCCGATTTCTTGTACGGCAGTGTTAAGCGGAACTGCTTCAGGTGTTTTTGTTCTTTACTAGACATGGCGGAAGTTGCGAAAAAACGAGATCCCGAAAAGTGGGCTCGTGCGAAAGCTAAGGCACGTAAGAAAATGGGCGGGCACAGTGCGCGGGCAATGCAACTTGCAGTGAAGTATTACAAGGACGCTGGGGGAACTTACGAAGGAAAAAAATCTTCTACAAACCGACTCAAGCGTTGGGGTAAGGAAGATTGGCAGACGCGTGAAGAGTACGAAAAGAAATAACCATGGCTGACGTAGCTCGTGAAAAAGGCCGCACCGAGAGATACCTACCTCGTTCTGCGTGGGCGTCATTGACCCCAGAACAACGTCGTGCAACAGACGAAAAGAAAAAACGTGCTACAGCGGGTAACAAACCCGTAAATACACAAGTTTCTAATACAGAAGTGGCTAAGAGAGCACGACGTAAAGCGTCGCAACACATTAAAAATCGTTCTTCTACTTAATTTTCGGTGTTTCGTGTCTTTTTAGAAAGTACGATGAACGAAGTAGAATACCTTTAATCTCACAGGCGCAATGAACCCCTACCTTAACGCTGCCCGTGACTTCTCCCTAGCGTTTAGGGCGCAAGTTCAAGCTTCTGATGCCCAGTCGCAGGCCACGGAGATGGCCGAACAGGATCAAGGATATGACGCGGACACTAGATCTTCCTTGCCTTATGGTGCTCCTCAGCCTCAGCAGGCGGGAGGTGTTGATGAGAGCTTAAATGGATTTGATGCAGATGAGGATATGCGAGTAGATTACATGAAAAACGAAATGCTGCAAAAGGCTCAACAAAAAGCAGCTCAACGTGGTGTGCAACCCGTTTAGAGTTAGTATGGTGACAGCTTGATTCACCGCAGTGCTTTTAGACTGTTTTCCCTATTTCAACGAGAAAGAAATTTTAGAGCTGCGGATCGCCACGCTTTACGATCACGTAGATGGTTTTTTAATTACTGACGCAAACCGGACGCATCGAGGAGAGGAGAAACCTTTTACAGCTTTAGATACACTTAAAGAACTTGGAATTAGTGACGAGAAAATTCAAGTTCTTCACGTAGAGCTGCCCTCTTACGAAGAAGCTCCAGACCCGTGGATTCGAGAGCGCGGGCAACGAGACGCGTTAGGGGTTGGACTTCATATGCTGCCTGACGATATCGTTTTTATCAGTTCTGACTGCGACGAAATAGTTAATCCAGCAAAACTTTCAGAGCTAATTGATTTAGTTGCAGAGCACAGCAATTCTGTAATTAAATTAAGTATGTCCATGCACTACGGACGAGCTGATCGTCAACTCATAACGCCAGAAGGGCAATTACACAATTGGAGAAACGCAGTTGTTTCCACCGTGGGACACTTAAAAGAATTTGGAACGCTTTCCAGTATGAGAGCTAGCCAGGACAATATCTACTTTGGGGATCTAGACGCCGGGTGGCACTTTAGTTGGATGGGGGACGCAAATAGGAGACTTAAAAAACTTAAATCTTATGCACACTGGGAGACAGATCGACCTGATGTAGCAAAAACCTGCGAAAGATTTAATGCTGACCTTGGATCTGCTGATATGTTGGGCCGCGAAGACCATTTAATTACGGATTATCCTACCGATGCTCTTCCTACAGCCCTGTGGAAGTTAGACCGCGTTAAATCTTTTTTGCTTCCTGAAGATGTTAATTGATTGCTTTCCCTATTTTAATGAAAAGGAGTTACTAGAGCTTCGCATTAACGTGCTTAAAGACTATGTAGATGGTTTTATTATCGTTGATGCTGATAGAACTCACCGGGGAGAGCCAAAAGAGTTCACTTGCCAATCAACGATTAATCAACTTGGGTTGCCCAAAGATCTAATAGAGGTCTTGCACGTAACTCTCCCTTCCGCAGAAGAAGTAGCAGATCCTTGGTTTCGAGAGAGAAGTCAGCGAGATGCTTTAACTGTCGCCCTTAATTTATTTTCTGAAGACACAGTTTTTATCTGTTCGGACTGCGATGAAATTCCTAACCCTAAAAAGCTCTTAGAAGCACAGGATTATTTAAAGAAACATAGTGATCGAATACTAGGTCTAAACATGTCTATGCACTACGGACGAGCTGATATGCAGCTCTGTTCTCCTACGGGGGAAATATTCAAATGGCCTTGTGCTACCGTTTGCACAGTAAAAACACTTAAAAAATATGGTTCTGTTACTGGTATACGTTCTCAACCAAATCGAAAATTTTTAAACGGTTTGGACGGAGGGTGGCATTTCAGCTGGATGGGGGATGTAGGTGCCCGTAAACTCAAGTTGAGATCAATTGCAGAATACTACTTATGGGATACAGAGGAAGTACGTAAGCGCTGTGCGGAGTTTGTACCCGTAGAGGGAACTGTGGACATGCTCGGACGTCAAGATCATGTTTTAACTTCTTTTCCCCTTGAGAATTTGCCTCCCGAAACGGTTAAAATAGAACGAGTACGCCAGTTCCTTTTACCTGATGGCTAACAAAATGCCTCCCGAGCTTCTTGAGAAATTTCAAAAGGGGCGTAAAGAAGATTCTTCTTCTGATGGCGACAAAACCAAAATGGACGCACGTAAGCGTGCTCGCGCCAAAGCCCGCAAAGCGAAAGCTGCCCGTGGCAACCAAGGTTAATAACCCTCTGTGAATTGAATGCCTAGTTCACTCGACATCCGCAATCGCTTCACTGAAATCCTAGAGGCGTCTCGCACTCAGGATCGTTCGAAGCAAGCTGCAACAATGGTGGTGTTAAGCCATCTGCAGCAGATGACCCTTCTTATGATCAAGAAGGGTCTGACTTTTTTCTGCGACCAAGACACTTACAAAAGCCGAACTAGGTTTTTAACGGATGTCATTGCTCTTAATAAGCTAGACATTCGTTTTCCTGCAATTATTCGAAATTTTTTAATCGATGGTTGCGGACTGTTTTATTTTCGACCTGATCCCAAACTTAAGTATCAAATTTATTTCTTTAACAAGGACCAGTATCGGGTTTATCACGATATCAATGGCGAAGTTGAAGAAGTCATTATTATTTATAGCTATAAAGTTAAAAATAAAAATCTAGGGCTTCCTAGTAACGCTTACGGGCAGAACAAGCGTTATGTACGCTTAGCCATTACGGCAGAAGAAATAAGTGAAGTTGAAGCTGACAGTGAGCTTAGTTTTGAATTAGAGCCAGGAGCAATTTTAGCGCCTCAAAAAACACGACCTAACACACTTGGGTTTGTGCCTGCTGTTGAGGTACTGAATAAGCCGAGTGCTAGTGGAACAGAAGGAGAAGGAGAGTTCGACCCTTTTATGGAGCAGATCGTCATGCACGATATGCTTCTACAGAATATGTCTAAGAACATCGAGTTCTTTGGTAACCCGACACTTATTAGTTCTCGTCCTAGGAGTGATCTTGTCGAAGCCTCTGACGCTCAGAGTTCTTTTCGACCAACTATCTCCAGTCAAAGTGGTTTTGGGGGTAGAGACTCACCTTCAACTCGGGTTAGTGAGCCTTTTGGGGCTTCGATGGGCGGTGGTCTCCGCGTTCCTCGAATCATTGCGAACGTTGAGCCTTCTGATCGAGTTGGCTACATGACGCCAGACCCCATTAGTGGGGACATGAATCGGTACGCTCTAATTGTTCGAGAGGAAATCCGAACGGCTCTTGGCGGCGTTGATGAAATTTCAATCTCAGCTGGGGCCACGGCAACTGAGATTAAAGGCTTAATGGGTCGTGCTCAAGCCACGGCTCTTCGTAAGAACAAAAGTTTCTTGACTTATGGATTCTGTCGTCTACTGGAGATGATGGTCTACCACCAGGAAATAATTTTCCGGGAGTCTTTCATCGCTGCTGCAGGACTGAAGGAACCTACTCCCCCTAAGGAGCAAACTGAAGAAAGTCTGGAGAAGTATCAGAGGTTGCTTGCTCGTTTTAACGACAAAGTAAACGAAACGATGCGTTCTTCGCTTACTGAAAATAAAGTACCCCGTGGGGTTATTGGGCTACCTGAAGACGGAGACCGTTCTGTTACATATCGTTTTCAGGGTGACGTTTATGAAGATACCGCCTATGATGTTAATCAGAAGTCCATCGTTGTACGAAATCTTCAGGAGTTGGGTGTCGATAGTATCGAAGCCCTCAAGTTTCTTTTCCCTGAAAAGAACGATTCCGAACGGGCTGAAATGCTGAAAGGCTTTCCATTCCGTATGGTCCAGCAAACTCAAGCAGCAATGCAACAGTTTCTGGTATTATTAACTCAGATGTTGCAGTCTCCGCACCCTCTTGCGCCTGATCAGCCTCTTGCGGCTGACCCTAGACTGAATATCACTCCGCTCCTTTACAGGACCTTCGACCACCTCGCGGAAGAATTAACTTACTCGGGTAGCTATGAGCCAGCAGATCCAAGCTTCGATCCCGAGCCCGGTCTCCCCGGCGGTAGCCCCGGCGGTACCTTCAGACCAGGGCTCAACCGTTTACCCCCAGTGGGTGGCGCAAACCTCTACCCCGGCGGTAGCTTCGGTAACTACAGCCCAACCGCCGTCGCAGGTACAACAGGGTTCGGCCCCTTCTATCAATCACCAGTACAACCCGTCAACGTCTCCATACTCCCCAACGAACCCATGGGAGGCGGCAATGGGTTCGCTGGAGCGGGTGCTGCAGCAGATTCCTTCTCAGTACCCCAGCCAGGCTCAACCGTCTCTTTACCAGACGGCGCAGCCGGATATTCCAGCCGCCAATCAGCCTTCACAGGTCCAGCCTTGGGCCTACCAAGCACCCCAGGCAGCCCCGACCTACGCTACCAACGTCTCACCGACCCAGACTTCCTCTCCGGTTTCTACGGACAACAGCAGCCACGCTCTAACCGGAGTAAGCGCAGAGGTCGTTAGGCATTTTGGTATTGAGGCCCCCGGCATCCTCAATCAGTACTCCTGTGCTCTGGAGGACATGCTGATCTCCCAGGCTCATCGTATGGATGGCCTGAACGCTCGGTCTTCTGCCATGGAGACTATTTTGACTGACCCTGATCACCTAGCCAATTACACCGACCGTTTCTTCACGGAGGTCTACCCCGTGGATATCGACGGTACTCAGGCTATGGAAGCAAGGCAGCCTGTTCAGCAGTATCAGCCCAGCTATGACATGCCCGCACCTCCGGCTAACGTCGGCGGTTCTTCCCAGGGCGGTAACACTCAGCACGCTTGGCAGGCGTTCTCTGAAGTGATGAACCGTTCTCCTGAGAACGCATGGCGCTACCTGAGCCAGATGCCCTCTGACGCATTGCGCAGCAAACTTCTGTTTATGGAAGGCGCTTGATTTAAATCAGCGTACATATTAAAACGCCCCCTCTAGTAGGGGGTTTTTTGTTTGCTAGACTTGAAAAAATAGCAACGTTACCGATGCGTGCTTTAGGTGATGTAAGGCGTAAGGCTCCTTTAGAGCCCACAAAGGCGGAGACTCCTCAGCCTGTTCAAGAGACTCCCGTCGAGGAATCAGACGAATCCTTTGAAGAATCCGTCGAGATTCTCTGAATGTTCTCCAAAGTTACTTTTTCAAAGTGACTTTCTATTTTCTTTTCGACAAACTTTTCGCCTGTCGTTAAGATGCGTACTCCGGCGTAACCACAGATAAATGAAACCGCAAGGGCTTCTTTTTCTGTCAGCTTAAATCGTTCTGCTACTGCCGGACTGACAAATTTGGCTAGTAGGTAACCCGCTACTAGAGCTTTGATTAGATAGGGCACCAGTTTTTTTATCCCGCGTGGGTGCATTATCGCGTCTGTTACGGATCCAGAAAAAGCCGCTAAGGCTATCTCAGGGTCGTTACAGACTACTGAGAGGATACGAGTTCCAAAGGAGGTCATATCCCCTAATTTATCTACTTGTAGTTTAAAGGATGTTCGTTGCCTTTAGGATGGATGTAAAAGGAGGGTAAAAATGACGTACGGCGTATTTACAAACTGGCGTTATGACAAAAATCTTTATCACTCCATTCAATCAGGTCCTCAGCGTACTGGAGACAATTTAAATCTTAGAGATACTTACTTAGCTGTTTCTAGTGGTTATGTCATGCCTGGCGGAGGCCAGCAGACGTTTCAAGGGGTTAATGACGAAGGTGCAGATTTTGGAGTTATTCGTCTAGGTCCTCCTAATTTAAGTGGGTATCTAACTACAGACTGGCGTCAAGTTCCTCCTGCTGTATCTGGTTATTGGAATAATTACGAAAGTACAAATCCCACGGCGTCTGGCCTTCTTACTTCCTACCAAGGTTATCGTCGGCAAGGTCTTTACCACGTTGCTAATGCAACGGTACAAACGGCCTTTGGTCCGGAACCCGGTTTAAAAGATATCGGACCCTATACCTGGTTCGGCGCCGCTGTTCCAGATAATCAAAACTACGATCCTTTTCAAACGCCCAGCTCGAACACAGCTGAGCAAGGAAGTACGGGAGGTCCTAATTCCTACCCACGGGCTCGTTTTCCGACATTGACTAATCCGACAAACGATGCGTCCGGGTCACGCGCACCTTGGGAGTACCACCAGCCCGTCTATTGCCAGACTTTTTCTGAAGCTGTTCGATCTGATCAACCTGGCCAGATGAGCACTGTTATCCGTAGTATGTACCGGGGTCGGTCAAGTAGGTACGTACCAAATTATGGTGCGGTGTATGGTGTGCTGGGTGAAGGTGTCCGAGGGATGATTCGTCGCATTTAACGCTATAAATGCGACACACGTAGGTTTCTATACCGTATGAGCGATTACAATTTACTTGTAGTTTCTACGGAACTTATCGATGTTTATCGATAATGATTTTCCGAAGATTCTGGGCGCGGAACTTTACCGTCCGCATCCTGCATACATCGTAGAGATGGCTGCAGAACCCGTGGTTGTTCACGATTTTTCGAAACAACCCGGTCAGACGGTACAACTCGACCGCTACCGTTTCTTCGGTAACCCTGGTTCAAAAGAGTCTCGGGAGCGTACGGCAGAGCAGACCATCGGTACTGCTAACAGCCGTAACATCGTTAAGGACAAAGTGCAGGTTACTCTTCGTGAGTACACCGGTCCTGCTGACCCTAGCGATCCTACCCAACCCAGCACTTTCAAGATTGCTCGGGAAACTCTGATTACTGCCCAGCGTTTGCTGCTGGACACCGGTAATCTGACAACCTTCCACCAATCGATCGGTAGCCTCACCCTTCTTGACGATTATCGTCGTTGGCGTGATCGGGTGTTCATCAACGAACTCCTTAAGGCTGTTTCCAAAGGTCAGTCCACGGATACCCAAGGCGGTTACTACTTCCCTGGTAACCTCGCCACTGGCGCTCTGACCTACACCAACGCCGAACAAGCTAAGTTCGACGTTAAGGATGACCTCCTCCGCGTGGTCAAATCTCTGCGTAAGCGCAACACTCCGACCTACCAGGACGGTTTCTATCGCTGCGTTTGCGATCCTACTTTCCTGATGCACCTGCGTCAGAACAGCGACTTCCGTGAGGTGGCTCGTTACCCCGGTAACGGTCAGATCAACCCTCTCATGTCCGCGATGCAGCCTAACGCTGCACTGTACATGGGTCAGGGCTTCGGCCAAGCTACTTTTGTGGCTGGCGAACCGATCATGCCGACCGGTTTCGTGTTTGAGGGTGTGCGCTTCTTCGAGTCGACTAACATGCCGACTCAGACTCAGAGCGCTACTGTTGCCTCTGTCTCCACAGATTACAATGCCGCTATCGGCATGTTCTTTGGTCCTCAGGCTGTTGGAGTGGGCATCGGCGGCAACAATGCCCAAGTGCTCCTCAACAACAATGATGACTTCAGCCGTTTCATTATGATGATTTGGAGCCTGTACGCAGGTTTCGAACTTCTGAACGCTGATTTCATCACAGTTGCCTACTCTTTCGACGCTTGAAGAGGTAACCAACAATGACGATCAACTCTAACCAGTTACAAGTTGCCAAGATTTATCCTGGTAACTACACCAACGTTCTTCGTTACTGGCACGAAGAAAAGACCGTTCAGTATGACAATGCGAACGGTGTTCCAACCACTCTTACCGGACAGCCTGTCGGCGGTCCTGTCGGTGTGGTGTTCCGTCCCGGCTGGATTGCTCAGCAGGCTATTGGTTATGTTGACCTGAGCTACCAAGCTCTGGGCACCAACAACCAATTGGAGTACTACACCCAGCCTTATGGCTCGGGTCAGAATAGTGCTACTCAGCCTTTCCTGAACGCTAACGTCATCATTCCTTCACCTGATTTCCACAAGGATATTCGGGCTGACATCACTGATGGCATCAAAGCTCCCGCTGGCGCTTTTGTTTACCGCGCTTCTCTCCGTCTTGACGGTGGTGATGTGGTCAGCAGCGGCGTGGCCGGCGGATCTGCTACTCCTCAACTGACTCTGGTTCCCGCTGTGGGTGCTGGTCTTCGTAACACAACCACGGTTGTTTCCGGTCAGTTCGGTGTGTCCTTGACAGGCGCTACTAGTCGAATTGCTAATGGTTCTACCGCTTCGGTAAACATTATCGATTCCAGTTCACTGTCTGCTCTGGGTGCTGAGACTCAGTGGAAACTGTTCGCTACCTCCGATCTTGGCGGTGCGGCAGCTTCCGGTCTGGCGCAAGGTTCCGGCGTGTACGATCCTCGTGCCGGTGCGAACCGTTTGGCAGGTAAGAATAAGGCTCTCGCAATTTGCGAAGTTTGCTGGATTCTTCCTGACAAAGCTCCTGAGCGTTCCGATCTTGCCCTCCAACCCGGCGGCTTGATCGAGTCCAATGCCTTCACCTCAACTGTTCCTACCTGATTTTTTCAGGAATTAACGACCCCTTGCTTCGGTAAGGGGTTTTTTTTGTCTTGAAATAAAAATTTTGGCTTAATTTATGCAGCCTATTTTAATAATCAGAGGCATAGTTTAGAAGAAAAGTACGCTTCCTACTTTTTATGTCAGATCGTGCACTGTCAGATTTAAAACTTGCGCGTAAAGAATGCGCTCGGTGTGGGGCTACCTGGCTGAATGGCTGTCACCACTGGGCCACAGGTTGCGTGGGTAATGAGTTGGATCTTGCTTCTCTCGTTTGCAACGAAGTAAATGACCCAGAGTGTATAAATCCGAAGAAAGGAAGTACCGGAGGGGACACTTGGGCAAAACGTAGCGCTTTTATAGAAGAAGCGTTACACAAAGTTAAAGCTCAGTTCGAAGTGTAAGCTTTTAAAATTAAAAATTAAGTCCGCCCTCCGTTCCGTAGCGAGCGTAAGCCCCCGCGTGGGGCTCGGCAACGGCTTGACACTTTCTTAAAGCGGCTTGCATCTGCCCTTTGTAAAATTCAGTTGCTTTACCTTGCCCCGCTCTTCCAGCTAAATCGCGTAAATGTCTTTCTACATTCAACGCGGGAGCGCATCCCTGAATATCTCTGAGTTGTTGAGGGCCTACAGGGCCGCTAAATTCTGTAACTAAATCAATTATTTGAGGAATAGCGTCTAATCCGCCTGTGGCTGCCGTGGCAGCTAGTCCTCCTCCACCCACGATTACAGCATTTTTTACGCGTTGCTCCAAACTAGGTTCTTTTGGATTAAAAAGCTCTGCTCCTACAGCAAAAGCGTCGCCTACGAGGGGCAAACCTCGACCAATTTGCCCTGCAATACGTCTTATGGGGGGCATTATTTTTTGTTTCAGCTTTGTTGGCTCTATTCTACGGGTTTTTGGTCTAAAGTACTGTTCACATACTGTTCTTACGTATGCCTGCGACTATCTACAAACCTAGCGGCGTAAAAGTCGAGGTCATCTCCACTCACGATGATGGTGAGTACTTTATGGTTCGGTCAAACACCACTGGGAAGGTGTTTTTTGCCCATAAGGACCAGCTTGATGCCAATGCAGAGGATAAAAGTGGCGAGTTTGGCGAAAAACCCGTGTCAAATCGCCGAAATCGGCGACAAGTTGCTGTGGTTAAGCCCCAAGTGCCTCTTGATAACCGTTTAAATTTAAATAATCTGACTGCGGAGGGCTTGACCCAAAGTCTTCCGGGTATCGGACTCAAAACAGCTCAAGAAATTGTTGATCTCAGGCAGTCACTGCCGGGTGAACGGTTTACAAAACTAGATCAGCTCAAATCAATTAAAAAAATTGAGTGGGACGAGGTGTTTGCGACTGGATCTGTGTATGTGGAATGAATTTAGAACTTCTGTATTAGTTCTCTAGAACTTTGAAGATTCGCGTAGAATAACTCTACGGACCGGTTAAAAGTGTCATGTCCCAGTTGTCTACACAAGAACTGGAGCAAATCCAGAGCTATCTAGCGCAACAGGGTGTCGTATTTCAACCTACGACAACAGACGCTACTAAGAGAGAGGTAATATACGCTGCAGTTAATCAGATAACCAGGAACCCTGCACAGGTTTTTGGTTATAAATTAGATGATTATAACTTTAGTCGTGTTGCATATCACTTGGGTTACAACATAGCAACTGTGCCCGCTGGGGACTACGCTAGGTTACTAGAAGCTTGTAGTAGCGTTCCGAGTGAGTTTTATTACGATAAAATTGTTCAACAAACAGAGCGTTGTGAAGATGCAGAGCGTCTTACAGAGCTTGCCACGGGTAGGGCTACCAGTCGTCAAGAAACCATTCTTGGGGACGTGTCACGTTCTATTAATATTCAAGACAAACGAGAAACAGCTCGCATTTGGCGAGAGAACTATCTGTACGAGTGTGATCGATTAGCACATATGCTTTATGTGCCTAATTATCGCGACCCCGTGGCCGCTCGGTACCGCTTTGAGAGATCTGGAGGTGAGTTCATACAAGCAATTCCTGGTCCGCCTGATGTATCACGATCCGATCGACTGTATTTCTATGCGAATTGGCGCTAAACTCGGTGTAGGAAAATAGTTATTTACAGCCGTGTCGCCTAAAGCTGATCTCTTACGCGGAATTCTGGGTGCTGTTGAGCAGGGCGGTGACGTCTTAATGAATGTGCTGAGGGGTCTTCCTCGGCAAGACGCACAAGCTGTACGTCAAGTTTTGCAACAAGCTACCCCTAGCTCAGCTTCTGCCCGTCAGCTTTCCCTACCTCTTCGTGAGTCTGCTGGTTCTCGTACCCTGGCTCCTACCGCCACGCGGAGCGGTCGAGTAACTCCTGCAGATACTTCCGTAGGCGGGCGGATGTATAACCCCAGTTCGGCTGCTAGTCCGCGCAATATGGAAACTGTTCGTCTTTCGCAGCAACCTCGCGCAGTTGATACTTTTAATCCCCTTACTCCCACTCCGCGTGGGCAGATGTCAATCGACGCGGCTCCCGTTCCCGCTTTTGGTGAAGGATTTAAATTCGGCCCTGCCCCTACAAACGCAGTTGTGCCTCTGAGTCCTCGCGCTGTGGAATTGGCTCAGGCCGATCCCGGTACTTTTAATTCGATTCGACAAATTGCCACTGACGCTGAGAATTACTATGGCATTCGTCAAGGAGGCCTGGTAAATGCTCTAGTCGAACCCGGCGGTACAGATGTTTTGCGCTATTTAGATGCGGGTGATGATCTGGCCTCTGCTGTGAGCAAAGCAAGAGGAGGTGCTCTTGCACCTACGGGTTCGGCAGATCTTATGACCCCTGGCGTAGATGTTAATGATTTAGGGTCTGTTGCTGGGCAAAGGCAGGCTATGCGAAATAGTGCTGCTGGAGTTCAAATGGGTGATTTAAGTCGAATGCTTGACCCTAAGATGCTGGCTCTTATGGGGGGCAGCGCTGCTGCAGGTCTTGCTTTAGGAAATATAGGGAATATTGCTTCTTCCTTTAACGAAGGAGGCGGTGCTCCCGGCGCAGGCGAAACTCCTCTTCCTCAAGAGTTTCCTCAAGCTCCCGTTTTATTTCGAGACAATAGTGGGACCCCCCTAGGTGAGGAGTCCTCAGCTTACGAACCTCCTGCATACACTCGTTCTACTGGAGATCCAACGCAACCGGCTCCAGTAGTTACCCGTGGCGATGAGCGCTCCAGTGCGCGTCGTCAAGCTCTTGCTCAGTATGCCCCCACGGAAGCTGCGATGGACAGGGCCTTAGAACCAAAAGACCCCAGTCAATATCGCAGTATTGAAGATTACTACAAAGCTAGGCAGGCTTACTCAAGCGCTCCCACTAAGCGTCAAGAGTTGGTTCAAGCCGCTCGGCAAATGGAACAAGAGCAAGCAATGCAAGACAATTTGGCTTCCTGGGCAGATGCAAATCCCCAGCTCATGTATGAGTTACAACGGCGGCAAATGATTAATCCCGCTGCTAACCAGCAAAGCGGGGATTCTGTAACCACAAGCCGCGTGGTCTCTCCTATGGGCTCGGACAACACAGCTAACGCCGTGGGTAATTCAATCGCTGCAGGAGAAACTGCAACTCAACCTAGTCAAGGTGCGTTTGAAATGATGGATGCTACTCGGCCTATGGAGCAACCTGAGTTACAACGCGTACAAGATTTTATCTCTCGTATGGCACCACGCAGTCGTGCTTACGGCGGTTATTGATAGTAAACTAGTTTATCGGAACAAACGTATGTCTTACAGCGGTTTTCCTACGGGATTTTCTTTAGAGTCCGTCATTGGAAACATTGATCCCTATGTCTCTTCGCTGGACCCCAAGGGAGCAATGGGTGTAGGGGAGTTTGCTCCTATGGACGACGGGTTCTTTAGTGGACCCTATTCCACTGCTTATGATCCGGAAGGAGGTAGGGGCAACTCATTTATTCGAGACCTCGGAAATTTTGCCGAGGAAATAACTCCAATTTTAGGAGGAACCGACGATATCATTAGGGCCATTAAAGGGATGCCCCGACGGGCAAACCGTTTTGCCGGTGAAGGCTTAGGAGGCTATTTTGATCGTCAACGTGGAATGAGGGAGATAGCCCAAGAAGCTTTTAGGCCTTCACGCCCTGTTCAATCAGAAGCAGAAAATATTTCACAAGATTTGCAAATTGCTCTTCCGGAAAGAATGGCTGAAATTTTTCGTAGAGGTCTGGGTTTAGGCACAGAGACGAAACAAGGGCCTACTCGCTTACCGGTGATTCCCTTCCGCGATTGAAGCTCAGGAGCCAGTAATTTCCCGCGTGGTTTGCAGTAGAATTTCTTTAATTCCCTAGCAGGCTAAAACCGAAAGGTTATAAAGCCAAGACGTAGTGGCGAGCACTTCGACCAACAAGTCCCCCCTCATGGTGGACCGCCCTTTTCTTCGGGGCGCACGACTTACTAGCGCCACTTCTATTGTTGATTCGTCCAATCCTAGTTTTGGTGATTTAGTTCAATTAGTTCGTGTAGGGGATATTCCTTCGGAAGATGGGGCTTTAGTCGAAGATCTTTTTGTTGTTTCCAACGAAGGTTACCCAAATAATAGTGGAGTCCGCTCGGCTGCTTTTGGAGTTTACGTTTATGCTCCTAATCAAGCAGCTCCTTCTACGTCGGCTTCCTTGATGATTGGGAAGTTCGAGGTTGGTTTATCCGGAGATACGGAAGGTCTCATTCAACGTGTTGAGCTGCCTGCGATGGTTGCTCCCACCCCCCAAACAGGTGATACCAACCTTGTTCGTCCTATTGAAATTGGTAAAGCAGAAGGTCTTTATTTAGAAAAAGGCTACATTCTCTGCGTTGGCTACTTAGGTAACGGACCTGCTTCTGTTTCTGGTGGTTTAAGCCCCTCGGGTATTACGATCGCGGCTCAAGGTGGTTTTTATTAATCCGTGGCTAAAAAACGAGGCGCAGATAACTTTTCGCCTAATGGTCCAAGACCACTTGGTCCTTTTAAACCTATTTCAAAACTTGTTGGATCTGATAAAAAATCTCAATTTTTACGTCCGTTACCTTTTAACCGTAAATTTAGACCAGTAACCAGTACAAAAGACTATAGCAACAGTGTCGTAAGTGAGTACAACTATGCTTCTCTCTGGTCACGTTGGCGCCGTGGCTATGAACTTAGCATGTACGCACAAAACGCATACGGTGGTTTAGTCTACTCTTCTTTTAAATATTATGCCTCTGGTACGGCTGGTGTAGGTGGTTTTATTCCTGGTTTATTTTTTGCTTACCCATCACAGCGTAGTGATATGCGAATGCACATGGTGGGTATTCGTCCACGGGATACATTTAACTTTTTGGATTTTGGTATTTCAGTTCAATCTGTTACTCAATACGATTCAACTACGTTTGCAGTTGTTTTAAGCCAGCGGTTTGGCGCTCCTATTTCATTTTTTACTGGAGAAATACTGTCCAATAGATTTAACGCTGACGGTACGGATAAATTGGTTGGGTACAACAACTACACCGTTACAGCCGTGGGTTTTAACGGGGTAATCACAACTCCTAGCATTAATCCAGATTTTAATACCTTATTTTTGTCAGTTACTGACGATAAGAGTTGGTTTGTAGATAACTCAGGTGATTTAGTTATACCGGCTACAGGGCCTCCTTTAGCGGGGGAGTTTTTAACAACAGAAGTTAGAATTCAGTGTTCTTGTCAAGATTTTTTAAGTCGAGAAAGTTTTAATTTTTATAATCTTTCTCTAAAACAAAAGTATCCCTATACAAATATATTAAACATTGATCCTGGTTTTTTTGACGCCGGTTCTACCGCTTCTGAACGAATTAGTCCTTCAATGGACTATCCGGGTTACGCTAGAACTTTTGGTTTTGTTTACTTAAATAAAGTTTATACAATTCCTCCTAAGGCCGACCTACTAGCTAATTACTCTGATCCCTCTTTATTTTATTTCCAACCTAGATGGTGTAAGCATATATACGCTGCCTATTGGGATATGCAACGTAGATTTGATTTATTTAGCGTAACTAATTTTCGCTTGTATCAGCCCAATGATGAGCCGATGGACGAATATTATCGCGAAAAATTTGAAGTTGAGCTAGAAAAACAAACTACTTTCTTAAAACGAGAGGAAGATCTTGTTTGGTGGTTACGGTACAGTCCTTCTCTTGGCGGACTACCAAAGCATCTTATGTATTCTGATAAGTACAATATGATTGCTAAAACACTAAATTTTGGTCAATTAGATGACATAACTGAGCTTCAAGATACAAATTTTGAACTTTTTACTATAGATCAGTTTAATCCTTTGTCTCCTGGTAGTTTTCCGAGAGAAATTTATGACGGGGGGAGTTACGCTAATGGAGTACGTATTTCTAGTTCATCGAACGTTTTGGATGGTGGCCAGTATAGTAATGGTGTTCCTTTACCGCCAAGCGGTCCCCCTACTTTTATAAACGGAGGCACTTATTAGTATGACATCAATTCCGGTAACTTCTCTTTTATTGAGATCTGGTAATGCTTCAGATAGACCTAGTGGCAATAGTTTCGTTAACGGAGAGCTTGCTATTAATTTTGGCGCCGCCGATCCAGGACTTTATTTTGAAGATTCTGCTGGAGGCGTAATCAAAGTCGGCCCTTCCACTTATGGAGTGAACCCTCCCAATGCAACTCCCGTAGGTTTAGCAGGTAATTCACCAGGCGAAATCTGGACGGACTCCACTACCTCTGCCTATTATCTAAAAGTCTGGAACGGCACAGCGTGGCAGAAGATTGGTGCCGCTTTTGCTGACAATGCTCTGCAAGCCAGCGTAACAATAGCCTCTGGTGCTTTATTTGCTAACTCAGCTCTAGTTGCTTCAGGTGCTTTATTTGCTAACTCAGCTCTAGTTGCTTCAGGTGTCTTAACTGCTACCGGAGTAGCTTGTGCTGATATTTATACAGGAACTTTAACCGGTACTGCACCTAGTGGATCTCTTCGGTATAAAACCGATGACACTAGCAGCCCTAGCGGTCTTTATGTTGCTTTTGCCGGAGGCTGGGCGCTAACTTAAATAGCGCTCCCTTTGCGCAGAGTGGCCTTAAGCATCCAAGCGGATTTGAAGTAGTGCCCAAGTATTGTGGCTACTTCGTTTTCGACATCTGGTGCTCCAATTTCTCGCGCCATATTCACAACTTCTTTACCCATAAGCCCCGCAGTCTCAAGATTTTTTGTGTAGGTAGTCAGGCCTTCGGTGGCGTCATAAGATTTGACATGTTTAAATTCTTTACACATCCCCAGTAAACCTTTTTGACACATCGGGAGCAGGAAGTCCATGCTCCTAACAAGTTCACTTAATACATCGAAATCAGCAATGTGCTGTTCGTACTGTTTTCCGAGGAATTTATGGACAGACAGAAATAGAGGTGTTTCTAGATTTAGGTGGAGTAGATGTGCTTGCGTATTTAAGTGGTAGGTAAAAGACGCGTAACTGACGAGTTTGTAAACGAGGTTTTCGACAGTCGCTTCTTTTACCATTACAACCTCCTCTGTAATTACTTCTTCCCTCGGAGCTTCGGCTGCTGCTTGGAAGATTTGCTGCAAAGTAGAGGAGGTCATCTAACCGTACTAGTAACCGCAGACTGCGGGAGTCTCTTCCAGTTTAGTCTCTTCCTCATCTCCTTTCAAATAATTTTGAAGAGACTCTTGGTTGATGCGGTATAAAGATTTAGCTCCGTTTGGTTGCAGATTGACAAAAGTTGCTTTCGGCCATCCGCCAAGTTGATTCGATTCGGTTAGGGCGATCCGCTTGCGCACAAAGCCTGCAGAACAGTTCAGCAGCTCAGCGGTCTGAGCAATGGTAAGAAGCTTCGCGGGTTCCATGAAATACAGGTGTTGAATAAACACAACGTAAGAAGATTAGCAGGGATTTGCGTTAAATGACTGCGTGAGTTTTTCTTACGGCGTTTCTTTAGGTTTGGGTTTAGTATCATAAGACAAGAGTCAAGGCACCCCGTGGCGAAAATTCGTATCGCTGGTGAGGTTTTTTCAGGGTATAACAAACCTCGGCCAGACTCTGATGGGGGTAAAAAATCTGCTGTTGCTGCTAAAGAGGGAGATACTGTGCGTTTAGTGCGCTTTGGAGACCCCAACATGACCATTAAAAAACATATTCCTGAGCGTCGCGCAAATTTTCGAGCTAGGCATAATTGTGACAACCCCGGTAGCAAGCTCAAAGCTCGTTATTGGAGTTGTAAGGCCTGGTAGGACGACTAGACTCCCTCTACTAGAATTAAAAGAGCAGATCTATGGACGTGTCCTCTCACCAGGGAAACCTAAATATCGGTTTGACTCTGGAAGATGAGTTTACGCTTACTCGTATACGTAATGCGGCTACGGAGCTTTCAGGCAAAGCGAGGGATCAGTATCTGTGGGCCAGAATCTATCGCTTTGTATGCCGTGAAAGAGCGTATAAGGCAGTAGCAGACGAACTGGGAGTGATTATTGACACTAATATAAATATATTCGACCAAGAGCAAGCGGAGTAGACATGAGTAAAGCTATAACTCCCGCAGAGAGGCAGTGGCTTAATTTAATTTCGTACGCTGAGGGCACTTGGAACCCCAAGTCAGGACCCCAGTACAACATGATGTTTACAGGGAAGCGATTTAACGATCTCAGGCGTCACCCCGATATTGTTAATAAAAGTCCTGGTTACGCTAGTAGTGCCGCAGGAGCCTATCAATTTGTAACACCCACTTGGCGTGGGGTCAGTCAGCGAGAAGGATTAAAAGATTTTGGCCCAAGATCTCAAGATTTAGGGGCTCTTCATCTTATTCGTCAACGCGGAGTGGATCCAGCTCGCGATCCGATTACACCTCAAACAGTTGCCAAGTTGGCTCCCGAATGGGCTTCATTACCTACACTTCAAGGTCGTAGTTTCCACGGACAACCTGTTAAATCTTACGGAACTTTAATCAATTTTCTTAAACAGCAAGGAGGTTTTGTCCCTCAGAATGTGGCGCCTGCTGCTCCTCAACTCCCTTCCTCAACCGGTTCAAATCAAAATCAATCTTCTACGGGATCCAGTGAGGAGGAGCGCTTAATTGCAGAAAGTCTTAGTCGTTCTTTGTTAGACAGCACGCTTAAATCTTTAGTTAACCCTCAAGGAGCGGCGGTCCTCTCTCGGTTAGCTCCTCCTCCGTTACCCTCTGCTTCTGAAGAAGAACAAACTACAGCAGATGAAGGAGATACCGAAAGTTTGTTACTTGCACTAAGTGAGCGTTTGGGAGCCATAGAGGATGAAGTTTTGGAAACTTCTAGGCCAAACCCAGCATCAGAGGCGCTTAAAACGCAAGAACGTATGCAACAGCTTATGCGGTCTGCTCAGCAAGCGTTTCAACCAGGAGTATCCGTTATTTAACCGTATAATGTAGAAAAGAGGGCGTTTTACCGTGGCCAACTCATTCTTTGGTGATCTTGCCGGAGCATTACCTAAGATAGGGGGTGCGGTACGCGCTGGCCGAGATATTTTTGACACTGTTGAAGGTAATTCCAAGGGCTTGGCTTTTGATGATCAATATGTCAAAAAAACTACAGAGGAATTAGATAGACGAGCAGCGGACACGTTGCAGCAGATTCGCGATGTATTTGCAGAAGTCAGCGGCTTAACGGGTATTGGCACGGCTGACGCTGTTCAAAGTTATATGAATCGATTTAAAGATTATTTTGAGCCTACTATTGCTAAATACAGCGAAAATGTATACGGTTTTCAACCAGATGTAACTAAGTCTTATGCGACTGCTGCTGGGCGTATTGACGATATGACAAAGCAATATAGTTTGCTAAATCGCCCAGGGTATATGGAGATGGCCCGGAACCCAGACACAGTTAAAGTTGACCCCTCGGCAATTACTAGCATTGCGACAGATTATTACACATCGCCACAGGCGGCTAAAAATTACGATTACAGCGGCCCCCAGACACAAGCTCTGATCCGTGGGCGGACAGGAGCTATCGATGAAATTGCAAGTGCGTACGCTAATCCTAATGTCAAAGCTTTAATGAACTACAACTACTGATGAGTAAGCTCGGACGTTCCAATGTCGATAGACGTATTGGCCGTCAACTTGGAAAACGTCTGCGTCATGTAGAAAAAGAGCCCCGTCAGTTTCGACTAGCGGGAGCTTTGTTTAACACTGGGCCTGCAGAGGTAGCCCAGAAACGAGCACGCCAAGCAAAAAGAAAAGCACAACAAATTAATCCTGTTGGTTTAGGTTTTGCTTCGCGTGATACTTACGGACCAGACGATAATTGGGATGTTGTTAAATCACTCAATAGTATATCCTACCAAGATTACTATACAGCTCAGCAAACTTACTAACTTGTTTTTCTTGCTCTGTGAGTGATGGTAAATACAAAATAAATCCAAAAACTTTTGCGTGTTTTAAAGGAGTTAATTCGGGTTCGTCTATTAGTAATTTTGGACGTTCTTTTAAGATACACATAGGAAAATCCAATCCAAGTTTTTGCGTAACAATTAATGCAACCTCTGAAGAGGTTAAAAAAATAATTGCTTGATCAAATTCTTTTCTTAGCCATTTGTGGTAGGCCAATTCAAGCCAAACACGTTGACTAGATTTACGAAATTGCCTGATTTTAGTAAACAACCTTGTATCTTTAGGTTGTTCACTTTTTAAACTAAAATCTCTAGGTGGGTACAAATAAATGTTTTTAGCTTTCCATGTCTGAGTTAAGCCATTATTTTGCCAAGTAAAGTACCTAGTTGCTTGAACTACTTGGTTAGCGTGCTCGCTTGAGGCCGGATCTAGATCAATTTCTCCACCAAAAAATGCAGCTGTCGTGGCTACAACTTCAGGGGGAGATACAAAGTCTCTAGAAGATAAGACCATTAGCCATTTCGTCGATACGCTGATTAACCTCTTTCGGATCCAAAATGTGCACAGCAATACCCGTCGACTGAACCATCGCTACAAGCGCTAAATCTGATTTACTTTCTTTTTCGACAAGTTTAATAATTTTTTGAAGGCTGTCGGCTAGTTCTGTATTCAATTGTTCTTGAGCAATAGAAATATCATCTTCTATGTCAGAAACTGTAACGTAACGGCTTTTTTCAGGTTCTTCAGGATTAAACGCAAGAATTCCTTTGCCTTTTATTTTTTTGTTTTCAAAGTACAAACGAGTAATGTCAGACAAAATAGTTCGCAAAACACCCGCAGCCATTCGATTTTCAATTTCGCTGCCTTTAAACAGCTGTTTAGCTAGTGCAGCCGTTTTTTTACTGAAATTAAACATTTTTAAAGTTCTCCCAAGCGGAGTTTAAGATTGCGTAAGGGTCGTACAAGAATTTAGAGCTGTTTCGCTCATTTGGATCAAGCCTACAGAAGTGTTTACCTTCGATAATGCCGTAATCCCCGCCTGAAGCAAGTCCTTGGTGTATAAGCTTGTCCAACGCTACGGTGGGCACAGATAAACGTTGACAGATAACCCGTTTAGTAACAAACGCCGTGGTCCGGTTTTGACTTTTGTTGGCGATGAGTTGAAGAGAAACATCAATGCTCTCTAAAACGTTTTTAATGTCTTTAAGTTCTTTTTGAGGGTCCATCGAAAAATAAGGGGCTCCCCATTGACCACCTGGTACCAGGCAGGCTGGGCGATTTACAGCGGACCAGAAAGCGCGAAAATGGATCCCGCACCCCTAGTGCCAGCGAGGCGCTTCTTACACGCTGACGTTTTACTTTAGAAGACGAGAGGCGTGGTGCTCGAAGTCGTCTGAATCCTCTATCAACAGCTCGATTAGCTTACAGAGTTTCTGGTCTGTGTCAACCTGTTCTGGTGTGTTCTTAATTAGCCAGTATTTATAGGCATTTAGAAGGTAGAAGTGAGTCTGTTTAGCTCGTAGAGCCTGTACTTTCCATTTTTCGTAGTCAAAACTCGATTGGTGACGGCTGTTACCCGTATGTAGCTCTAATTCTCTAATTTCTACTTGAAGTTCAATATCTTTAATGGTGTACTCCAGAGCAGACACCTTGGCCCGACACTCCTGACTAGACGTAGGAGGTTCGTTGTCGTTGTAAATCCAAGGGGGTAGGTTCTCGATTACATACTCAGCGTCCCAGAGGCAAGGCTTTGCCGCTGAATTTTTATCACTCGTATAAGTCATTAAGAATGTCTTTAACAAATTTGTTGTGGTGACCATTGACGGCGTACAGAACGTGCGCCTCAAATTCAACTCGGTTAACTAAATCGAGTTTTTGTAGCCGCTTAAGCTGAGATCTCGTGGTAGTTACAGACTGCCCAAGGGCTTCTGAAATCTGAGTGATCTCGGCGGGCTGCATAGACTGTAGCTCATAGATCAAGTACCTGAGCTTTTGGATTTTGAGATTTCGCTTCTTATTAGTTGTACGGACCTCAGTGATAGTTTTAAAGAGTGCTGATCTAGCAAGAGCTGCTGAATCGCTTTTGATGGCACTCCTTTGTCCGTTAGCCGGAGAATAAGTTGTCGAGACGCCTCGGAAACTTTTTGAGCCGGGCTTTTGGAGACCCACAGGTGGTAGGGATTTATGCACGACCTATCTAAGCACTTCACCAGAACACAATTTCCAGATCCAACAGGTTTTCTCCAAAATTGCTCGTAAACAAACCTGCGAGTACGCATGTTTTTATCTTCTTCACTCATCCTGCAAAACCCGTGATCCGCAGGAAGATACAAGTGTTGCTCTGTATCGATACAGTTGCGATAACGCGCAAGCCAAGCTGCTAGGCGCCCTGACTTCCCTCTTGCACTCTTGTCCTCCTCCTGGCAAATCTCGCAAGCCTGCAGTCCTACGGGGAGTCGGATCCTCCTCAGGTCCTCTGCGGCGACCAATAGGGGTGCAGAGCGCCCACAGCGGCAAACCCAGCTAGACGCCTCTGAGTGGTGAACGACGGCCCAATGACCTCTGATTTCTTGGTCCAGAACGACCCCCGTGGGTTCCGTAGGGATTTTCGGTTCGAGTAGCCCCAAGTGAATCAGGGACCTTCGGGGGTCAAATCGAGGCGGAAACAAGGATTTTAGTCGTCTTGGAGCTGAGTCTAGCGCACAGAACGCACAGAATGGGTAGCTTCCCCAACTTTGCTTAGGAATCTTTCTTTTTTTCAATAACGAGACTGACAACCGATTTTCGCTGTAGTCCCCCCTCTTTAAATAAATTCCGTATCGCAGCGCAAAAATGTTTTTTGGCATACGTATATTAGATATAATTTTCTACAAACTTAAATAACCACCTACAGCGAAATTCCCGTGCCAAATAGCATTTCAAGGCACTTTTTTTAAGACGCAGCGCATCAGAAACCGTGGCGATTGCAGTGTGCGTAATCTCTTGTTAAACTCCTAGCAACCGTACGGAGTTTTATGTCTACTACAGACGACCAGTTCGTAGAAGAGATTTCCTGGGAAGTATTAAGACAGCTAGCTACGCAACTTAATGTGCCTGCTTGGCAGTTGGCTGAGGACAGTGCTTTTCATATTCGCAATGGTGACCTTGCGCTTAAAGATAAAAAACGACGGGCTGCTATTCATTAACTCTTGACGAAACTTTAATTTTTTGGGTTCAGTCAGTTAAACTGGGTCTTACGGGAGGGTGCGTGTAACCTAAATGGAGCTTAATTCGCCACCTTGCCTTACGCACGGTTCACTCCCTCGGGCTTTACACAGTGACAATTTCGAAGGAATTGTTACCGTCATTGAACACATTATCGAAACGGTAAGCGGCGTGGGAACACTCAGCTATTCACGGTGCCCTTACGGGTATCCATATAATTTTGAAGGTGTTGTTCGAGCACTAGAAGATTTAAATGTCAGTATTAGTGGCATAGATCTTGGGTTTCCTGACCCCATTGGCAGCGGTATTGTCGGCGGATCTGGGATTTACGTCGAGTTCAGTGGTGGTTACGGCATTATTGAGAGCCAAATTACTCAGGTTTTGCCTGGTTCTGGCGTAACTCCTGTTTATAGTGGGGCAAGCACTGTTTTTGATGTAAATCTTCTTGGTTTTGCAGGTGTTGATGTTGTTTATAGTGGCACGTATATTCAAGTGTCGGGTACTAAAGATCAAGCTGTAGCCGTTGTAAGTGGTTTAGTTGGAGGAGAAGGTATAACCATTATTGCCAGTGGAGACACTGCTGTTGTTTCTACCGATTTAATTGGACAAGGATCTGTAAATTTTTTATACGACGGCATGGGTGTCGGCGTTATTTCTGGACAAGCTCAACAACTTTTAGTCGCAGGGTCGGGCAGTAGTGTCCGCTCTAGTGGTGACTATCAAATTATTGACATTGGGGTTCTTGGAGGCGGGTTAACAGACGTCGTTTACTCGGGTTCTTTTGTAACAATTGACGGCGGGTCTGCTTTAGTTGCAGGGTCTGGTACCAGTGTTCGCACAAGCGGTGATTATCAAATAGTAGATATTGGTATTCAAGCCGGATCTAATATGACCGTTATTTATTCAGGGCAATTTGTTGGTTTAGCTAGTTCGGCTAGTGCTGGTTCCGCTGTAGTTACCGTGTCCGGTGATCCTGGATTTAACTACATTGGCGGTTCGCTTTGGTTTGATACCGATCAAGGGCGTCTATTTATATATGCCTCTGGCAACGGTGTGGACGAGCCCGATTGGTATGTAGCTAATGCCGAGTCGTTCGCAATTAAGAGTGAAGTGCCCCCGTCTGGAACCGGCGGCTTTAATGCCCCTCCTTTAGATGGAACGCTTTGGTTTAACACTCTTATGGGTTCATTGTTTATATATGATTTAACTACAAGTGGTTGGTATGAATCAGCTGCGTCCAGAACTCCAGTATATGGAGATGCAGCTCCAGTTACAGCAGTAGATGGTACTCTATGGACAGATTCTACAAATAACATTATTCGTGTATGGGATGGCAACCTGTGGGCGGACGTCACTGCTAGCGGCAGTCCTTTTGTACCACCCCCCACACCTTCTGGTTTGGATGCTGAAGGTGCAGAAGAAGTTATTGGCTTAATCATGAGTCTCAGCTAATCTTTTAGGGCACTTCATCAGACTCCCATGGCCAAACCAAAAAATGTTCAGCAAATTGAGCTAAAGTGTAAAAAAACAAACCAAGGGGACGGGCGTCACAGTAAACCGTCTCACGGGCGTAAATTGTCTAGAGGGCAGGGACGCTAAACTTAGTAATTAAACTACGGAGTAGTCGTGCTTTTATCTTTTATTGCCGAAGAGGCTCTTGTTCAGGGTGAACCTGTAACAATTAGCACAACTGTTTCTGGTCAAATAATTTCCTTAAACTCGACCACTCCTCGTGGAGCCACAGCTATCGGCGTTTCTTTGGATACGCTCTCAAGTGGGGCTCTCTGTCGGGTAGCTCCCGATGGGACAGCTCCTATATATTCTTCTTTAGTTCCTGGAACTACATACTTCGCCAGTACTAGCGGAAACTACTTAGTTGACTATCCACAATTTGTTACTGAGTTTAATCAACTTGGTTTTTCTAATATTTATCTAACGCAAATAGGAATTTCTCTTACCCCTTCAATTTTAAAAATTTCAACTGCAGAACCTAAACTAGTGGTTAGTGGTTTCCTCTGATAACGTGTAGAATAAAAATATTACAAGGCTACACCCGTGGCGAGTAAGTCGATTTTTAATCGAAATTACACCAGCTATCAAGCTGACGGCACTATAGTCTATCTTGCTAATGGTCGTGGGGTAGTTACTAATCCAACTCCAGAAGTAACATTAACTGCAGGCGCTAATCTTATAGGAGGAGAGTGTCTATATGCTAGCGGCGCTTTTGTTGTGCCTACCGCAGCATTAAGTGGTCTTGATACTTCTCATTTTTCCGCCATAGGTTTTGCAACTGAGGCTGCAATTAACAATAATCCTGTTGTAGTTAATTTAGATGGTGTAATTACTTTAAATTCTGCAAATATTTCCGCCGAATCTGCGTTAATTCCTGGTGAGTATTATTATGTTTCAAAATTTCAAGGTCAAATTACTAGATTCACAACGACTTCTGGCTCAGTTACTGGTTCAGGTTCCGATGCTTACGCAGCAGCTGTTACCGTGGGTGTTGCTTTAACTTCAAATCTCTTAAGTATTGAAATTGCAACTCCAGTTCTTCTTTATAATGGAGGCTAGAGGTAAAAATTATGGTTATTCGGAGACCGATAGTCTTAGTCAGTGGTGCACTTGCTGAGCTTCCATTTGGCGACAGCATTATTACCACGGCTTCAGGAGGAACCCTTGTTGCCGGAAGTGGTCTTGCCGGTGGCGGCAATACTGATTCAACTATTCGTTTAGATGTAGCTTTAGCCGCGCAACCCAGCGGTTTAATTTTTGTCGGCTCTAATTTAAGTGTAGACGGAGCGGCAGCTCGAAAAGCTCAAGAGGCACTCGCCTCAGGTAATGATGCTTTATTAGATGCTTCTTTTGCTCTTGCGTCAGGTAATGCCGGTCTTCTAGAGGCTAGTAAAGCTTTAGCATCGGGTAATGCAGCATTAGTTGATTCTGTCACAGCTCAAGCTTCTGGTAATGCGGCTTTATTTATTGCAAGTAGTGCTTTAGCTTCGGGCGTTAATGCACAAGAAATTGGAGTTAGTGCGCTAGCTTCAGGTAATGCGGCTATTTTTGACGCTTTCGTAGCGCTTGCTTCTGGTAACGCTGCTTTATCTTTATCTTCAACAGCTTTAGCTTCTGGTAATGCCGGATTAACTAACTCTGTTGTTGCTCTTGCTTCGGGTAATGCTGCTCTTGCCCTGTCTAGTACCGCACTTGCATCCGGAAACGCTTCTTTAACTGTTGCTGACATTGCTTTATCTTCTGGGAATGCAAGTTTAGTAGTAGCTGTTTCAGCTTTAGCGTCAGGAAACGCAGGGCTGGCAAACTCAGCTGTTGCTCTTGCTTCGGGTAACGCTTCGTTATCGGTTTCAGTCTCCGCATTAGCTTCTGGGAATGCAGCTCTTAATGTCTCAACCACAGCACTTGCTTCCGGTAATGCTGCCTTAACAGATGCAGAGGTAGCATTAGCCTCAGGTAACGCCGCTATTGTTTTATCTAATACTGCGTTAGCCTCTGGCCAGATAGCTCTTGATATAGCTAACACAGCCTTAGCTTCTGGTCTAGCAGCCGATAATAAAGCTAACACTGCTTTAGCTTCAGGTAATGCTGGAATTATCATAGCTTTAGCTGCACTTGCCTCCGGTAACGCATCTCTTAGTACGGCTGCTCAAGCACTTGCTTCCGGTAACGCTGCCTTAATAGGTGCAGAAGTAGCATTAGCCTCGGGTAATGCGGGCATTTTTCTCGCTGTCGATGCACTTGCCTCCGGAAATAGTGCTTTAACACTCGGAGCAGTAGCACTTGCTTCTGGTAACGCAGGTTTAAATCTCGCATCAGCTGCTCTTGCCTCCGGTAACTCAGCTTTAGTTTTAGCTAATACTGCTTTATCGTCTGGAAATGCCGCTCTTAGTGTCGGCAATGTAGCTCTTGCCTCGGGCAACGCTTCTTTACTTGTTTCAACCAGTGCTCTAGCCTCTGGTAATGCCGCATTGTTCGTGGCTCCTCAAGCTCAAGCATCTGGAAACGCCGCCTTAGCGCTTTACTTTGCTAATCCTGGTTTATCTGAAGGGGATGCGATTGGTTTAATAATCGCTTTATCTTGATATGACTTCTAGACGCGGCCTTATCTATTCCGGCGGTTTTATTAGTGAAGCGTCGGATCAAGATGTTATACCTATTGTCGGTGATTTAATTGCCGGTAGTGGACTTGGAAATCGATTATTTTCGCTTGGGCAAAATGATTTTGTTCAAATACTTGTCTCAGCACAATCTTCAGGATTAATTTATACACCTGAGGGTACTTTAAGTCTAGACGGATCCGATATAAATCTTTCTGAACGAGCATTTGCTTCGGGTAATGCGGCTATTGTTTTGGCTGATACCTCTGTGGCTTCCGGAGACGCCGCAAATTTTTTAAGTAAGGAAGCACTAGCTTCAGGTAATGCCGCTCTTGTAACAGCTTTTGATGCTTTTAATACTTCTCAAACGGCTGTAGCGTTAACTTTTATAGCACAAGCTTCAGGAAACGCTGCTCTTCTTTCAACTCAAGAGGCTTTAAGTTCTGGAAATTTAGCATTGAATGACACCTTTGCTGCGGTGTCTTCTGGAAATTTTGCTGTACAAGCTGCGAACACTGCGGCCCTGTCGGGGTCTCAAGCAGTATTTATTGCAGATTCTGCTCAAACTTCCGGAAATGCGGCTTTATTTGATTTAACCGCTGCTATTGCATCTGGAGCTTTTGCAGTTTTTGTTTCAAATACAGCTGTTTCAAGTGGAGTCGAAGCAGTTCTTATTGCCTCATCCGCTTCTGCCTCCGGTGTCGAAGCAATTTTAGCTTCACAACAATCTTTACAAGCAGCTAATGCTGCTTTAATTCAAGCAAATGTTGCATTTGCTTCTGGTAATTTAGCGGTGGAAGCTTCCGCTTTTGCCGTTGCTTCGGGCAACGCAGCTTTAAACGCTTCTTTTACAGCACAAGCCTCCGGCAACGCGGCGGTAACCAATTCAGTGCTTGCGGTAGATAAATCTACAGACGCTACGGGAAAAGCCGTATTTGTGCATATTGTTAGTGATGATGCAGTTGAGACAAGTCAAAAAGCACTAGCTTCTGGTGCTGCTGTACCGCCAATTTCTACAGCGGCAATCGCGTCTGGTCAAGCTTCTTATGCTTTTTCCTCTGCAGCACAAGCTTCCGGAAACGCAGCTTTGCTAGTTATACCTAATGCGCAAGCATCTGGTAATGTTTCTATTTTTAATTCGTTACAAGCTTTATCTTCGGGTAATGCCTCTTTATCTGCTGTTTTTACTGCTCAACTATCGGGTAATGCAGCTTTATCTCTAGCTTCTACTGCATTTAGTTCTGGTAATTTTTCTATCGGAGCTTCCTTAACAGCGTTAGCTTCTGGTAACGAGGCAGTACTTTATTCTAGTACTGCTCAATTAAATTCCAATCAAGCTATTTCTTCTGGTTTGTACGTTACTTTATCCGGTAATGAGGCGTTGAGCGACAGCGTGGAGGCCTTAGCTTCTGGGAACGCAGCTTTAGAGTTAATTGCGGGCAACCCTCCTATTAACGCAGATAGCATACTAGGTTTAGTATTTGCGATAAGTTGACCCGAATGGTTGAGCTTTATAACGGCACACGGAGAGACCTGACGCAAGCGTGGTTGAGGAGACTATGGCAAGCTTTTTTAACGTCGCTACGGCTAATGTCGATACTGGCCCAGTTACGCTGCTCTTGCTTTAATTATTAATAACCCACCCGTGGACCAAGGTTCGTTTATTGGTCTGATTATGGCTCTGAGTTAAAAGCCAGTCGTTTGTCTGTTTATTTTTTTTCGGCGCCCTTACTGAGCTATTTGTGGCATGCCTATAGTAGTATCAGTTGTTGGTTTATCTTAACTTAATTCTTATGCACCCTGACATCACTAATACTCTTAATTATTGCCCAGAAGCATCTTTATCCTCGTTTATTAAGGAGTATGATGGTTACTTTACTGATGACTTAGTTTCTCGGATACTGTCGGAGTACACCTACGACGACCCTTGTTATTGTGACTCTGGCATCAATCAAAATGGTTCTCACGATATTACGACAAATCAGAGTATAAGGTCCTCTCGTACGTTGCTAATTTCCGCACCAGAGGTAAAAGCAAAAAACCCTTCTGTGCGAGAGAGTATCGATGCTGAAATCTATAGTATTTTAAATAATGTTATTACTGAATATGTTAGTGACGTGATGCCTTTGGCCCGAGTTAGTGCCGACTCAGGCTATGAGCTGACCTCTTACGCAAAAGGCTCTTTTTTCAGAGAACATATCGATACGTTCTATCCTTCAGAATCTGCTCATTTATCTAGTATGGATATGGTTCTTGCAAGAGCCGCAGCTAGTAGGCAACTTTCTATTTCTATCCAATTAAACGAAGAATATGAGGGAGGTGAGTTAACTTTTTACGATAAAAAACACACAGTTACGAAGAAAAAAGGATTAATAACTGTTTTTCCGTCGAACAACTTGTTTCCTCATCAAGTAACCCCCGTGGAAGCAGGTATTCGTTATTCAATTGTCACTTGGTTCTCCTGATTTTTTCTACCCTTTCAGTAACGAGATCGGTTCTGCTAAGATTACTGTATTCATCGGTTGCGGGTCTTATGGCCACGTTTTACAATCGTGTCGTCAGAAACGTGGACACGGCCAAAATTGTAGCATTTCAGTCTTCTTCGGATAGTACCATCATCCTGAGCATGCTGTGTGCTAATACTGATGGAGCTAACAACGCTGACATCACGATTCAGCAGGATGACGCTAGCAATACTGTCGAAGCATATGTCGCCTTTACACTCCCTGTCCCCGCTGACGCAAACGTTGATGCGATCAGTAATAAAATGATTCTGCCAAGCGGCAAAAAAATTGCTGTTTCTGCCAGCTCCAGTGGCAAGCTTGATGTGATTGTTAGCTATGTAGAGGTCTAATTATGGGTCAGTCGAACTGGAGCGCTTCTTTATTTTATAAAGAGGACGCAGACCCCTTTTTCCTCCCTTACCGTTTCAAACTTCCAGATGGAAGTTCTAGATACGCTTCAGATTGTTCACTCGAAGATATACATCTAGCAGGTTTTAAGGGGCCTGCGCCTCAGCCTCCTATTCCTTCTGAAGATACGTTAGAGGCCTCGTGGGACTCTAACTCAGAGTCATGGATTTTTACCCCTAAACAGAATATCTCAGCCGTGTTAGAGAGTAAGTTGTGTCTCGCTGATATTAAACAACGTCTAAAATATTGTATGCCAGATGGACCTTTAGACGGTCCTGAAGAGTATAAAGAGGCTGTTTATAAATATAGAGGGCATCTCTTTACGCTACTTCATGAGTGTGAAGAACATGGTCATCTATTAACTTACGGTGATTTAGCTTTCGAACCACCGGATGTTTCTATCGCTACTTGGGATAACGTAAAACAGAGGCAGATAAATTATTTTGAAACGGAAAAACATAACCTTCGTTCCATTTACGAATCTCAGGGGGCTATCCCTTCTCCATCTAATGTTTTAGTGTCAGGTTTTTGGGAAGTTAATTCAGTCCCAGATGATTGGGTGCTGGGTTTTGGACCTATAGCAGCGTATACTCTTCAGAATAATATTATTCCACCCAGTGGGTATGAGATAGCCACGGTTCATATCGAGCCTTCGGGTTATTACTACATAGTCCCGGCAGATTCTCCTTAATTCGATTATTATCTAGGTAGTCCTTGCTCCGCTTTCTTTTTTCTTTACCCACCCGCTGCTGATCGATGCCTAATAATAAAAAGATTGGAAATCAGACAGGTAGTGTTCCCCTACCTACTTCTCAGTCTGCTGGAGGTAGCTTCGTCTCTAATGAAGTTGCACGTTTCGTTGCTTTGAATCAGTGGCCTAAACCTTCGACTGGTTTAGTTACCTCGGCTGGTGATTATATTTTTGCACTATCCTCAGGTACTGTTACAGAGGCTAGTGGTGCCTATGGTTTCCTCGTTGCATACGGTAACGAAGTATCCCGAACGCTTTATCCGAGTCTTTTTGACCGAATTGGTACTAATTACGGCGACGGTAACGGCACCACTACTTTTAACTTACCCGAGGTCTGGGGAGACTATGGGTACCTGAAAGGAGCCTCTACTCCCTCCGGTGTTACTCAATCTGGTTGTCTACCTTTTCATACTCATTCTATTAGTTGTAAAGTTACATATTCCACTCCTATATGGTTTGTTCCTCAGACAACCCCCAATCAGTCACGAACAATTTATACATCTTATGATGGTCAACGATCAAATGAAGGTGCTCACAAGGAGGTTGTCCCTCTTATTACTACTGCTGAAACCGTAGGGGTACCCGTTGGGTGTGCCATTCAGTTTTTCTTGCCTAGCACTGTTGCATCGCTAGCTGCTGTATTACCGGATTCTGTTCTTATTGCCAGTGGACAGGCAATTAGTCGTAATGGATATGATCTACTGTTTGAAAGATTAGGAACCACCTACGGTTCGGGCGACGGCTCCACAACATTTAATATTCCTGACCTTAGAGGGGTCTTCCTAAGGGCACCGTCTGCTGATAAGGCTGTGCAACCTTTACCGCATATTACTGGTTCAGGGTATGCGCTTTCCGCAACTATTAAACACGCCCATGCTTTTAGCGCTTACACAAACGACGTCGCTCAAGGTTCTGCCGGAGGCCCTGCTGGTGACGGTGAAATGACACCGCCTGCCTCGGGTCCCTCTAGTATCGGTGGATCCGAGTCCCGAGGACGCAATTTCCTCTGCTTAAATTGTATTGTTACTTCAGGTACTATTTAATCATGCTCGGTCAAGTCGTTTACTCCAGCTACTATCGCGGACTGTCGTACATCGACGGTACCAATAAACAGTTTGTTTATTTAAACGGTCAAGTAATTGACCGTGCCACATTCCCCGTGTTAGATCCGTTCTTCGCTGCAGGAACTTACGGAAGCACCCTTTCGGATATCGTCCTTCCTGATCTTACTCATGTCTATTGGCGAGGTATCGATTTAGGGAGGGGGGCTGATGTAGATAAAGCATCTAGAATAACTACTTCCGGTACAGACCCAACGGGAGATAACTTAGGTGCTTACCAAGATGCTGCCATGCTCCAGCATACTCATGCTAATGGTACGTGCCCTGATTACGGTAGTTTTATAAACGGAAGTAATTTTAGTAACGTTCGATTAACCGGCGGCACACGTGACACATCTAGTACTCCAGTTATTCAGGGGAGTGGTGTTTTTGCCTCTGGGACAGTCACAACAAGTTTTGATCTCGCTTCTGTTACTTATTTTCCTTACTTAGGGGTCGATTAACTTAGTTGTATTAGTAGAAGTTAAAAGAGATTGAGATACGCTCTTTTTCGTCCGTTGCCGGCGGCATTACGTAATGGAGTAAATGTCCTGGGAAGAAATATAATGAGTTAGCTTTTGGTATAGCTTCTACTGATGGGGGCTCTTGATACCTAAGAGGGCTTGCTGTATCTGGGCGAATTACTGTAAGTGGGCCTGGGTCTTCTGGTACTTGAGCATAGTAAATGGCGATATATTTAGTTGCACCGTGGGCATGAGGCACATTAAATTGATTTTTTTCGTTTATGTTTACCCACCATTCGTAGGTACCGTTTAGTGGTGTCGATATACCTACAGCTCCGGGTACGATGTTTTTACATATTTCGTTTACTGTGCTGACTAATTTTTTTAGTTCTGGTAAATCTGTTTTTGTAATTAACTTACTTTGCCAGCCTCCGATGTTGCTTAATTTTCTACCTTCGGGATCTTCTTCTCTTAATGAGAGGCATTCTCGACTAATTGTTTCGCTATCGACTGTAGGCTCGCACAGCAGAATAAATTGAGGGAATATGAAATCTACCAGGAGACTATCGGGACGTATAAGTTTTTGGTTTTCCATAAAACGAACGGTCGCAGTAGCAGTATAATACTACAGCTCTTTATCTCTTTACCTTAGGTGGCTGAACGGATCTTTCGTATTCGAAATGTTTTTAGCCAAGGTCAAATACAGAAAACTTTAGACCTTTTAGATGACTACAGGGAGAATCCCTTTAAACCAGGGTGGAAATTTACTACAGTTAGCTTCCCGGACTCCTCTAATGTTTTCTGGAACTTAGATCTTAAGCGAGATACGTTCTTTACTGAGGAATTATTTACCACCATTAAAGAAACCATAGAAACAGAGTTTAATGAACTCGTTGAGTTGTATGATGTATATGCAAATGGACATACTGCTGGTTCGCGAGGTGATATGCATCGAGACGGTCCTGATAATTTCAGAACTTTTTTAATATACTGTAATCGAGAGTGGAATATTGAACATTGCGGAGGCACAGTATTTTTTGATGAGTATAAGAACGACTACATAACACATCAATTTATTCCTTTTGACTGTATTTATTTTCACGCAAACGTTGAACATTTTTCACAAACAGTTTCACATAGCTTTAGAGGTTTACGTACCAGTATCGCCTTCAAACTTAAACTTGCTACCTAGATAGATATCCAAGTTCTGTCTTGCTTACAACTAGGATCATTGGTCTGTACCATCGGAAAACTAACAGAAAATCTTTTGGTTTGCGAAATAGCTAAATGAGGGTAGTATTTAGGTATTGTTATAGTATCTCCTGGACTGAGCACTTCATCTATTAAAACTTTTTCGTTTATTTTTAAATTACCTTGTTTATTTACATCTCTATTTTCTAACTTAGGCCAGACTTTAAACCGTGTCTTTCCTTCACACTGAACTATATAGTTGTCAGCATTATCCCAATGAATTCCAAAAGGATGTGCAGTCTCTGGGTTTAAACAGATGTATATGTGTGCGTCTGCCTGGCATTGATAAATTTCTTCCAGTTGTTTTGCTTTCTCGTTTAATTTTTTTGTAAATCTTGACGCATCTCGAAGATAGCAAACGTAATTCTCTAGCATTTTTTTTGATAAACTCGGCGGCCATGTATTAATGTCCGTTGTCCAACAATCATGAGGCCACTCTACCTCTGCGCTACCTAATACGACAAAACGCCCCGTGGTTATAAGTGGCCTCGTGTTAAAAATTACGCTTAATTCCTCTCTTGTAAGTAGATTTTTACAGTCTCCTCTTTTCAGGACTGGCCCTTCGATCTGCTTTGTTCCCATCGTGGTAGTATAGCATCACTAAGTTTATTACATTCATGGAGTCAGCTCTTGTTAAATCTTTAGGTAATACTTACAAGGTCTTACCTGAGTTTATTTCAGCAGAGACTGTAGAAAAAATTAAGACAAGTTTTTTCGATAGTTTGGCGGCTGGTGATAGTAGTTTTGGTGTTATTTCCCCAGAAGACGATTCCTGCGTTCGAAACGCTGTAGGTATTTATATGCATAGTATGTCTGCTATAACGTTGTGCGATAAATTAAGCACTGTAAGTGAGATTACTGGTAGAGATTGTTTACCTTCTTATTGCTATACGCGTTTAACAAAAACAGGAGGCACCTTAAACAGCCACAGAGATAGGCCTTCTTGCGAAATGACCGTTAGTGTTCACATTAGTGGTGATGAACCTTGGTATTTATCCGTAGAAAATATTGAAGGTAATATGGACGATATCTTATTAAACCCAGGGGATGCAGTCATTATGGATGGCTGCAATCATGAGCACATAAGGTTAGGTGAGTATAAAGGGACGGAGTATCTGCAAATGTGTCTTCACTATATATTCGTCGACGGTGAGTTTAAACAGTGGGTTTTTGATAGCCCTGCCTTGTTCGGGATGTGTAATCGAATTTAATTGAGACAGGTTGTTTATTTGAGTTAAACTTGTTTAAAGTTGCACACTTTTAGGTGGGCGATTCACTTGAACAGGACTTAGTTTTTTCTCTTAGTTGCCTTCAAAGACGGTCCGCCCGTAAGCGATTTCGAAAAGATATTCTTGATGCATGGGATAATCAGTGTGCTTACTGTGGAGACGGACGAGCCCACACATTGGATCACATAATCCCTAGAGCTAAAGGAGGTACAACCAAACGCGGTAATCTTTTAGCTTGTTGCCCTACCTGCAATCTGCACAAATCAGATAGCGAATGGATGACATGGTACAGATTACAAATTTTTTGGTGCGCAGAGAAGGAAGACGCTATATGGAATTGGTTAGCTTATAACCATGAATACAGTATTGCGGCACGTGAGTACGAAAAAGCCTGCCAGGGTCCTCTTAGACTCCCAGCAGACTTAGAAATCATCGTTACTAGTGACTTAGACGAAGAAGTGGTTTTAACTGGCTAGTTATTTTTTAGCAAGTTTGGTCACTAAACCCGCAAGCACTTCGAGTACTCGATAAAATTTGCCGTACAACTCGTTGTCGCGAGGAGTAGGAGTGGCGTTAATAATCGCCAGAGCTAGAAGATGAAGAGCGCCCCCGATAGCGACAATTTCAGTCCAGTGCGTGGCCAAGAAAGTGAGCATAATTTTTCCGCGTATACACGAATTATACAAGCACTTACTAAGACAAAACCTTAATACAAACTATGAACAAAACTAATGAAATTAAGAATCTTGTTCTGAAGCTTCTGTAGGTGAATAAAAAGGAGCTGTTAATCTGATTTCCCCACCGAGTAAACTCTGAGCGATTGAGTCATCAGGAGGTAACTCACTGTACAAGGGCTCAATATAATCTTTTTCTTCTTCGTCCCACAGCTTATGCAACTCCTGTACTTGTTTATCTACTTCGATCATCTCACGCTCGGCTCTGTAAGCACACCAGTCTTCGAAACAGTTTTTTAAAATTTGTTTTATCCACGGATTAGTTTTAAAGAACGCAGAGAACTCCTGTAAGAATAAAATTACTTCGTATATCAAGGCGTTTACTACGATGTATTTTTGTTTCTCCACGGGTCAGCTAGAATTTGTATAAACAGGCTATCGCGCCCTCGTTGTTATGGCTGAAGTTACTTTCAACCGGGAAGCCGGAGCAGCTCCTGCAGGCATTACCCGTTTTCGCCAGTTTCGCACCAGCGACGGTTCGAACGTAACCGTTAACAGCTTCCGTACCTTTGCAGGGGACGGACTCTATTCTCTTGCGGACGTGTATGAGATTACTTTTGGTACTACTGGCACGGCTTCTTTTTCCCTAGGAGCAGGGGCTTTCGCCGTCCGTGGTTACCGCGTGTATGACTCAACCGGTGTTTTAAAGGGGTCTGTTGAAAGCCCCAAAACTTCTCGTCGTACCACAGCAGATTTAAGTTACAGCGTAACTTCTGGCGATACCGCTACGGTTTATGTCGATCGGTCTGATCGCAGTCCTACCGAGTATCGTTTGACTGTATCGGCTGCTTGACCTTATGCGGTTATCTGAAGCTGGGCTGTCCCTCATTAAAGAGTTTGAGGGGCTACAGCTTACTGCATATAAGTGTGCCGCTTCCGTGTGGACTATTGGCTACGGACACACTGGTCCCGACGTAGAGGAGGGCCAGCAGATCACTGAACAACAGGCTGATCAACTGTTACTCCAAGACTGTGAGTCAAGCCAGCAGTGTGTTAGTTCATTTGTACATGTTCCTTTAAATCAGTATGAGTATGACGCTTTAGTTTCTTTTGTATTTAATGTGGGCCCCACGGCCTTTATCAACTCAACACTTTGCAAATTACTACTTTCTGGAACGGAGCGTTCTATTGTCGCTTCTGAGTTTTCTAGATGGGTCAAAGCCGGAACTAAAATTCTTCCTGGCCTAGTACGTCGACGAACAGCAGAAAAAGAGTTATTTTTACGCAAAATCAAACACCCGAAATTGACTCACTCCCTTCTGGCTAAGCAAGATACCTGGCTTAAACGTAAGCCTGTCGATGCGGCAAAACTTGCGGCGGAAGAAAAACTTTTTGTACCCAAAGGCTCCGCGTGGGAGTGGGCCGAGATTCGGCGTTATCCCAGTGAAGCCCATCAACAGATTTTTTTAACGGCTCAACCGGATACCGAATGGTGGTTTTTTCCAGACCACTGGAAAGTTATAAATGATGCACCCCCCGCACCGGCTCCGTCCGCGCCTGCAATTTCTGCAGAGATTAAGTTAAAGGTTCCTTATTATTCGCAAAGGGATAATGCGCGAGATCCGATGCGCACTTGTTTTTCGTCCTCTTGTGCCATGCTTCTGGCAGCTTTGAAGCCGGGCAGCATCTCTGGGGATGATGCCTATATAAACACGGTGTATCGCCACGGAGATACAACGCAGGCTTGGGTGCAACTCAGGGCCCTAGCAGATTACGGAGTGAAAGCAGAGTTTCTTCAAAACGGTAACTGGACGTCTATCGAAACTCAATTAACCAATGGAATTCCTGTTCCTATTGGTATTCTTCATCATGGGCCAGTCAGTCGTCCTCATGGATTTGGACATTGGATTGTTGTTATAGGCATTACAGCTGACAAGCAGCGTTTTATTGTGCACGATCCGTTTGGCGATTTAGATTTGGTTAATGGAGGATATCTTTCTACTAATGGAAATAGCAGACTGTATTCCAAGAAGAATCTCGCCGCCCGGTGGTTAGTCGAAGGTAAGGCCAGCGGCTGGTTTGTTCGGGCAGTTAAATAGTGGACTGGCTCAACGTTGCAAAATGCGCGGACAAAAGGGCATCTGCCATCACTTTCTCTTTTGATGGCGAAAGCAGCCCTCTAGGTGAGCTAGAAACCCGCGAGATGGCTAAAGCCCAGGCGTATAGACAAGTGTTCCTGCGTTATTTTTATGAAACTAAAGATTGACGAGGGCCTCTTTGAGCTAAAGTCAAACTTCCCAAAACTTTTTTATGGGCACGCACTACGAGAGTCTTTTGCAAAATTGGGATGCCTCTGAGGAGCAGAAGCGCTCTGATTTTTTAGAATATCTGTATGAGTTTTATGAGGTCACAGATGGGTTGTATACGGGCCTTTGGTCTGCTTTTTGCGTGGATATTGGCTTTGTTACAAGAGATTTGATTTTAGAGGGCAACCTTAAATGTACCCTCGCTGACGACGTTGAGGTAAAATAAATTTAGCTGCCTTGGTTTTTTGGCGAGAGATTACGCTAAAGAATATAGAGAGCACGGGGGTACCGAAAAGCAAAAAAAACGGCGGGCGGCCCGTAATAAAGCTCGTCGGCATATGGAGCGAGCTGGCCGTGTGCATAAAGGGGATGGTAGGGAAGTAGACCACAAGGATTACAATCCAGAAAATAACTCACCTGGAAATCTCCGCGTGGTCGACAAAACGACAAATCGCGAAAAGCAACCTAAACGGAGCTAAAGTAGAAGCATGGAAAAGAGTAACCTCCTGCAGCGCCCTGGCGGCCTCGGCCCCATGAATGCCATGCAGCCTCTCGGCGGCACAGGGATTCAAAGCCCTGCTGCATATGCCGTTACCCCGGAGATGATTGCTGTCCGTAGGGCGGCGGGGATAGACAATATCAATCGAGTGATGGCTCAATACTCTCGTGACAGGGGCGAGACTGTTCGGGCTGCTGTCGGCCCCACAAACTATCAAGAAGGGAATATCATGCCTTCTATGCAGGCTACGGGGCCTGCTGGATACCAGCATCGTGATCCTCTGGTGCTGCCTGATAGACCAGCGGATATGACTAAAGCGGATTATTTAGTCAAAGAACAAAACAGCATGAACCCTGATCTGCGAGCCAAAATGCAGATCTTAACTACGTTACCCCAACAAAATTTTTACAACGTGCAAGACGTTTCGACGTCGCTGATGACTCAGGATTACAGAACCCCCGCAAGTCTGCCCATGCAAAGGCTTGCTGGCGAGAGGATGCGCAACCGTGGTAAATAACGATTTCCCGATTCGTTTAGCAGGTATGCGCCTAGGGCTCACGCCTCCGGACGTCACCAAGTTTGCTACAAACCCCCGCGAGGTGACAGCTCGCCTTCGGTATCAACAAACTTTCCCAAAAAGCTAGTAATCTAAGGCGTTCAAGTTCTTGGATTCATGCTGCATTCCGCGACTCTTGACTGGATTACTCCCAATGCGGAGCAGGTAATCGCTCGTCATGCACGGGTTTCAACCAAGGATCCTGATCGCTCTGAGTACACTCAACTTTTAAGCTACTGCATAAAGCACGGCCATTGGAGTGTCTTCGAGCAAGCTGCAGCTAGTTTTGAGATTACTACGACGCGAGCAATATCCCCGCAGATTTTACGGCACAGGTCTTGTGCCTTTCAAGAGTTAAGTCAACGATATACAAATCCAAGTGAGACCCTGACCCTGGGTGGACGCCCTCCTCACGAGTTTAGTCTTCGCTGGCAAGCGGACAAAAATCGTCAGAGTAGTGCGGAGGAAGTGGACGCCGCTACGCAGGCTTTATTCCGCTCCCGCATTCTGCTTTTGCACCAAGATGTTCAAACTCTTTACACCGACATGTTAGATGCGGGGATCGCTCGCGAATGTGCTCGAAATATCTTGCCTGAGTACACCCCTACTCGCCTGCATATGCAAGGAACGCTGCGAAGTTTTTTAACGTACGTCGGTTTGCGCGGGCAAGAGGAGACTCAGCTAGAGCATCGTTTAATTGCGCAGTCAATCGGCAAACTCTTAGCCGAGCAACTCCCCGTGGTCATCAAAGCAATTCAAGCAGCAGACGACGCTGGGTTAGGAGGCTGGGCGTTTTTAAATAAACCCTGTTAGGATAAAAAGTCGGCGGCGGGCCTAATTAAGCCCGCTTGCTACTCAAATTCCCGGCTGAGGCCTCCAAGGATCCTGTTCCTGTGTTCGGGATTTTGCGGCAAGAGCAGAAGCTGCTTGCTGAGCTTGCATAAACTGCATCGCACGTTTGTACTGCTCTACTTCGGCTTCCAACTTCTGGGTTTGAGCTTGAGCCCAGTCCGAAGCATTTTTTGTTAGGCCATCCAAAACATTGTCAGGATGGGGAAAGTTAAAAAACACTCCAATTCCCTGGTCAGTTGGAACCTTTTGTCCGTTGCTGTTTTCAGCTAACGTTGAAAGAAAGTTATGGGATTTTTCCAAAGATATATTTGAAAAGAAAGCTAGTTGTACAGGATCAATTAAGCCTTGATTTTTTTCATACAGAGTCGCAAAGCAACTAGTCACACGGGTTGCTTGCTCACGTTTGATTTCGTCGTCGCTTCGTCGTCTTTCAACGACAGAGGCACCTCCGAGAATGCCACCTGAGAATGCCAAGGCAGCCCCGACGTATTGAGGGGCCGTAAATGCCGTGGCAATCCCAGCGATTCCGCCAAGGATCAGAGCTACGGGAATCGTCTTAATTTTTTGCAGGATCATGTTTCTGAAATGCAGTTTCCCAAAGAAGGGGGTCAGGGTTTTGTGCGAATTCAACTGGGCTTGGAAGCCGATCAGGACCATAGGAAGCCCGATCGGATGTTAGATCATAGGCCTTTAGTCGTAAACCAATGACAGCCGGTAATCCGTTCTTAAACGTCAGGCCACAGCTAGAGAGCTTAAGGATGTTAACCAAAGCTTCCCGCGTTCTTTCTACAAACCGAGGTTTAGCCGCAGCTTTGTAGCCACAGGCCTTACAGAAGTTAACGTAGCTTGCGTACAGCTCTGAGTAAGAGTCTTTGACATACAGCCCTCGCTCTGCCTCGTCTGTTGAAGGCTTAGAAGCACCCCTACCAATGACCGTGGCCGAATTAGGGGAGTACAGGCAGCACTCTCCTAACCAAGATACAAACTGATTGTTGAACATCAATGCCTCGATGTTCGTCTTCGCAATGGAAGGGACGTGCTTAACCGGGTTAGCCAAGATGTCACGCATTTTATCGTGGCTTAGGCTAAGAGCCCATGTCACAATGCCACTCATTTCCGGGACAAAGGAACCAGCTAAGCGGTCCTCGTGGACGCTGAGGAGTTCTCGCCGCTCGCTTGGGGGCACTACCTTGTCCATCACAATAGTGAGTCGCCGACGCTCCAAACCGCTACTGGAGTCGTTTGAGGAGATGTGCTCATTACTTGCAATGCAAACTAAGCACTCTGGTTTAAAGCTGATAATTTCTTTACCGTATTTACGTTCCGCACGTAGAGTGTCTGATGCTGATGTAAGTTTTTTAAGTACGTCCATTCGTTTGTTGTAGTTTGATTCGTCTGTCAGTAGCAACAAACGCTTTCCAATAAGGTTATAAGTCTCGAATTTATTTGTTTCGATGATTTCCAAACTCGATGTGTGGGAACCGCTAAAACCAGCTAAGGCAATCATCAACTGCTGCATTGTTGATTTACCCGTTCCTCCTGGGCCTACAAGGTGTAGGAACCTTTCACCCGCCGTATAGCCGGTCAGCAGCGCTCGACAAAAAGATTGAATCAACAGAGCCTGACCCGTATCTAGGGCTTGAGTTACCCATTTAAGAAACTCAGGGCATTTCGCTTCGGGGTCGTAATCGTAAGCAAGTTTGCTACGAAGATACAAATCTTTTTGCTGCCCCGCTTGAAAGTGAAAAGTTTCGCTATCTAATACACCGTTTTGAAAAGGAATGTACTTACGTCCCTTAGACCATATGCTGCGACGTCCACCATCGACGGATCTCAACAACTTGGCTTTAAGAATTTGAAAGACACTGCTTACCGTGGCAGAGTTGTATTTGGACATAACTCCAGCGGTAACAAAGCTGTCTAGCGCACGAATAATGCGCCGCTTGATATGTTGCTCATCTTGCGCATACCAGACACCCAAATCATTGTCATAAGTATAAAATTGGTCTAGGTTGCTGTCGTAAATAAAATCATCACCCTGATTTGTGACAATGATGTCAGCTACATCGTTCTCAGAAAACTGACGATTATTAGTGCCGTTTGCGGTTTGTAGGTTAATAAGCTGTGTAGGGCTTTGCGGCGTATTCATAGTGCTTTGAGGTGACGGTGTAGATGAAGATGTAGATGTAGATGTAGATGTAGATGTTGTTGGGGACTGCACGACAGGACCTAAATTAAAGTCCTCAGCAGTCAGAATTGAATTAGAAGGAACTGCCCTGGTCTGTTTAAGAACTTCCCTGATTGCCTCGGGGACTTTCTGTTCGTATAAGCCGCGATCTTGAGATCGGACTTTTTTCCAAGCAGCAGCGGCGCCTAAGTCGGAGGCTAGGGACACGGCGGGCAAGAGGTCCGCTGCCCCGTGAATTGAGTTTAAAATCCGATTGAATTTGCCATCTATATCGTGAGGGTAGTCGTAGATAGCATAGAACGCATCCTGTGCCACCGTCAAGGGGGACACGCATACAGTTACATTGTTTACCCCCAGCCAATTCGCCCAACCTATAAGCTCTTTAAAGACGGCAGCCATTGTGGAGGAACGGTCCTCCACTGGCTCCCCATTCAAAACTGAGCGGACGGTTTGCGAAACCAAACTTTTTAGTTCCAGTCCCTCCGCACTGACTGGAGTGTTCTGCAGAATGTCCTCTGGATCCCCACCCGTGCCTTGGTTGTCCGATGGGAGTGAAGAATATGCACTGTAAGCTTCGTCTATCTTCTGTGACGGAATAAATTTATCTGTCTGTAAGAGAATTGCCTCTGGTGTGCGAGCCCCGTAAAAGAGGTTGGGGCATTGCGTGGCCCTAATATCAAATCCCGGAATTTGTTTACAGATTTCCCGTGTGAACCATTGGTAAAAACCCGCGTCAATAATCGGTTTTTCTAAACCAAAAACTAAACGAAATCGAGGCCAACCTTCTGCAGTTGAAGGGGAGTCGTAGGCGAAAGTAAGGTATTTCTTACACAGGTCTAGTTCGAGAGCTTGTTCAAAAGTTAGTTCCTGTTTTTGAATTTTATCTCCCGCCGCATCTTTACCGTCAGCTTGGTTGTCGATGTCGACAATAATCATGCCGGCTTGAATTAAACCCGTGTTGTTTCTTTGACGCTTTCCTTCAATTAAATGCCACGCGCACAATCCGGTGCTGCGACCTATCTCTTGGGCTAAGTCACTAATAGATATACATACTGGTTTCCAGTTCTCATTAAACGCGGTGAAGTTACCCCCCGTGGGTATCTTGCCCGTGTTCTTGTCTAAATGAGAGGCAACCTTCTTGTTTATAGAGCAAATGTAATTCATAGACTGTCGCAGAGTGTCCTCCAGTATGCCCCGGATCGTCCAGGACGCCAAGGGGAGCAAGTATTAAATTCCAGCTTATCCCCTCTTTAGCCGGGCAACCCCATTCTAGTTTCCACTCGGTGCTGCGCTTTGTTGGGCGTAGTACTGTTTGACAACCTCAAACCAAGCGGCTTGATCCTTTTCGACTTCCGTTTCCCCGAACGTAAAAATTTGGGTGTTAAATTCTTTTATTGCGGTTGTGACGATAATTTGCGTCTTTGTGATTTTAAGACCTAGGCACGCCTCAGCCGCTGCTTTGTAGGCGGCAAGTTGCAGTTTTGTTTTTTTAGTTTTAAAGACCCCTGAGATCAAAGCCTTTCGCGTTCGTTCGTCTATAGGTTGATCTTTTTTAGGAAACCTAGCGGCGTAAGGACCATTACTTGTTTTAAAGTCCGCCAGGATAATTTCCGCGTTTTGATTCATGTATATAAGATCGCAACAACCTGCGTACCCATGCCCCGTGGTTGCGTCGTAGTAATGTATGCGGCCCACGCCGTCGTCACCTACGTACTTCGACCAGCGCGGCTGGTTAAAAGGTTTTTCTGACCATAGAACTCGGCCTCCCTCAAGAAGTTCGTCTAAGAGTTCCGGAACACCTTGCCAGAAAGGATCATATCGCTCGGGGGGAACGACACGCAGACCGCGCAGGTAATTTTCCACACTGTTGTGAATCCATGTCCCCCTCGTGGCTGCTTCGTCAGCTACACCAGGATTTAATTGATTCCACTTCGAAAGCTTTATCTGCGTTTCTTGTGATTGAGTGGCAGTTAGAATCGAGGTTACAGAGGGAAGTGGTTTAGGTACCCCATCACATATGTAGTGCCGTAGGCCATTAACTGTTACGCGTGTGTCGGACACTGATTTGTGTCAATTTGAGCTTATTCTAAAACGAATTTACCAGTGCGTTTGGACCTGATGAAGTATCATCATCGTCATCCTCCTCATGTGGGTCATCGTCAATAAAGAATTCTTGCTGCTGATACTGATAATTTCGATTTCGCTGTTCCAACTCATTTAATAGGTACAGTCCAGCCGAAAAAGATTCTCCTACAATTTCCGCGCAAGTTTCAGCATCCCGCGCATTCCCGTGGTGGTCAATGCACTCAGTTAAAAGTTGTTGGCTAATCAACAAAGCAGATAGTTTGTCAAGCTTCGCGTTCTGCAACGCTTGCTGCTCAATTAAAAGGTCCAGTAGGGACTCTAACCGCCGTTTCATGGGCAGATACTTTTCGGACGTTGCCACCCTACTTCAAAATCAATTTCTGTCTTGATGTTTGCGTCGCCACCTTTTTGGAAAACAAACCACGCAGACGTCACAGAGTCCTTTAATTGCTTCCCATCCGCACGAAATGAGGGACGAGGACTCAAAATAATTAGGTTTGTTAAAGCACTCGTTTTTAAGAACGATTCGCGTTTCCGCGTGGGCTCTAGGAATGTAAGGCGATCTAAAATGCAAACTCCCTTGCGGGCGACTGTAAGCCCATAGTCTGTAATCCAATTTGTATTTTCTTTTAATCCCTGCGTGATAGCCACCACCCAATCTACGTCGCTCATATACTGCAGCCACCATTCGGGGTCTTGTACGGCGGCTTCTATGGAGTTGTCGCGAATATCAGATAGCCCACAACGCTTTAATTCTTCTGCCAGTCCGCCCGTAAAATCCGTTGGAAGAAGGACCGAGCCCGTACATAATTGCCGCTGGGCAATAGGATTAAATATAAAGTTAGGGACTTGGTAGAAGGACATGGACGGCGTTAAGAGTTTGGAGCGCTTACGGAGCTGGATGAGTCTAGAGCAAGAGTTTCTTCATAAACAATTCCTAGCTCAAGCTAACAAGCTTGATCGAAAAGAACTCATAGAGATTTTAGAGATTGTTCATGCAAACTATCTTGTACGAGGTAGTTTATTTTTACGTCTTTCCAAATGGTGTCAACGCCAGGGTTACCCGTTGCCGGATGCGGATGAAATTACAAATCCAAACAAATAAAAAAGGCGCCGTAGCGCCTTCGTGTCCTCTGCTTGTAAGTATAGGTTAAAAGTCCAAACCTGCAGCTTTCAGAGCTTCTTTCTGCTCGTCAGTCAGGTCTTTCTTTTCACCTTTCTTAGATGAGGGCGGCTCAACTTCCTCAGCAGGCTTCCCAGCAATCGCGGCTGACGGCGGGAGAGAAGCAAAACCCCCTCCCTGAGTCTCCAGACGCTTCGGATAGGTTTCGGCAAAGTCCGCTTTAAGCTTCGCGTGGTCTTGCCCAAGAGGTAGCTCGACCAGATTGCTAGAGGGGATAGTGCTACGTAGAGCAGAAGATACCAAATCTCCTCCATCGTTTTCCAACCAGGTAGCGATGTCTTGAATGAGCTTGGTTTCTTCTGAGCCATTTACAGGACGATCCTTAAATTCCAGGGCATTGAAATTAATTTTCGCACCATCCGCTCCGGTAATGGGATCCCGTTCATTGAAGCTTTTCGTTACAAACTTCGTGCTTGTAATGATTTCTCCAACATTGATACGGTTGTTGTAAAGCGTTTGGAAGTACGAAATAAAATTCTTCTGACTTGATTTGCCAGAAATAATGCAGGTAGATACACAGCGAGGAGGCAGCAAACGGTGGCTAGGACTAACACCGATAAAAGCAACCCGAATAAACTCTTCATGGGAGCGCATTCCGAGGTTCCCGAAAAACGGGGTGAATCCCAACAGAACAAATTCGATTGGTATCCCGTTATCGTTCGCGTCCGTGATCGCCGAGTCTGGATCAGTGTCGGACTTCCACCGACGTGCCTGAAGATCAATTCGTAAGCAGTGTGGGGGGACTTGACAAAGAATTTCATCAACCGAAAATTTACCAGCAATGAAAACCATAAGTAGGAACCAGATTAAAGGGAGAAGTCAACAGAACCAATAGCGGCGGCAGATACCCGGCCTTTATCAAGGTCGGCTGCTTTTTTAGGAGTGGGTTTAGAAGATTTAGGGAGATAAAGGACTTTATCAAGATTGTAATTAAGGTAGGACTTGTCCTCCTTCTCGCTGGTGCTAACTTTGCCTACTGCAATAGTCGGCGTACCTGGAGCTAAGTCGGCTAATTGCTTAGACAACTCAGCCCACGCTGTGAGCTTAAACCAGTTGGTTTCGCTTCCTTCGCTTTGCCAAGCGAGAGATCGGTTTGTAACCGTCGTGTCTGAAAGCTCAACTTCTTCAGCTTTCGGCCCAAGGCCACCCGTGGCAATAAAGAGGTTTACGGCTAGAAGATCGTCAAAGTTTTCATTGGTTACAACAAGCATGGGCTGCATCTGCAGCATCCCGTCCGGCGTAGGACGTGTTGGTCCAATTGCCAGAATGGTTTGCGCGTCAGTCAAACCCTGGAGAAGTTTTCCTACATAGTGGTCTTTACCTTGGATTAGTTGAACCTTAGTTGGTACGCGTTTTTCGCTTGAAGGAAGGGATTCCCCAAGTACGTTTACAGTTCCCTCGATCACCTCAGCTTCTGCTGTGACTCTCAGGCCTAGAACGAAGACATTCATTGGATAAGTTTCTGTAAATGGTTGAGCGGTGGACGTTCAGAACCTCGGCAATCTGCGAAACGCTGATGCCTTGGCTTCGGTAGGCTACTACCAATTTGATGTCCCCGCCAGTCAGTTTAGAGGCTTGCTTAGCCTTGTATGCGTTGTGATACGGATTAACACATTTTAAACACGTGCAAGACATCTTGACAAAGTTATCGCGGTTCATATCCATGTAGTCCAAAATTAAAGGACGTATGTAATAGCGACGTCCAAGCGTATATATAACAGGGTTATTATTTACATAGCTTCCTTGCCATGGATAGCATTCTGTGTGTTGGAAATCACTAAAAGCTAATTTAGTAAATAGCTGACCAAGTGGTGAGTCCTGTTGTTTTTCATAAGTAAGTTCAAACTTGTCTATTTGTAGACTTCGAGCGATATCTAGAGCTTGCGCTTGCGCGTGGGCAGCATCGTTAGCCCGCACAGCCAACTTTAACTTTTTTTCTTTTCGCTCCAAGTTAAGTTTATAGTGTTCGATAGTGGGCACTGTTTTAGGCTATCTGTTCTCAATATACACGCTCTTACTTTTTTGCATGAAAAAGGGCCCTGTCAGCGGGCCCTGCTTTGTTAGTTAAAAATCAGCGCTTAAACAGTTCGTCATAAAGACCACCGCCACCGGGGACGTTCGTCCCTCGTAGTAAGTTTTTGTTTGATTGTAAGTAGTTGCGAATAGACTCATCTGACTGTCCCTTAGCCCGTGCAGCCTCTAAATCTTTGTGACCAAAGAACTCGGGGCTGTCTCCGTACGTTGTAGAAATCTGACTGCTTTGCGAGGCGGCGGCAGGGGAAGAGGATCGTGCGCCGCTAACCACATCATAAACACCGCCCCCACCAGGGACGTTGGTCCCTCGGAGCATGGCGATATTTTGGTCAAGAAATTTTTTAACGTCCGTGTCGGCTACACCTTTCTGACGAGCTGCGTCTAGGTCCGCTTGACCAAAGAAGTCAGGGCTTTCCCCGTAAGCAGAAGAAATTTTTGACATCTGCTGTTGCTGCCGAAGCGCGTCGCCTGAGAAACCCGTTGTTGGGACACTCCCCTTCATTAGTTGATCGAATAGGCCACCTTTACCCGGTATGTTTTCCCCCCGGAGTAAACCAACGTTTTTATCAACAAACTCTCTGATCTCTGTGGGCGAGTAACCGGCTTCTAGATTTCGGAAGTAGTCTTCATGTCCGAAGAATTCTGGGCTCTGTCCAAAGGAGGAGGATATACCGGGTCGGGTATCCTTGGGTGGCTGTGGCTGCTGCAAGGGTCCGATATTAATGTCACCTATACTCCCCCCTGTGGCAACAACGTTACCTCTTCCTTCTAGACCCCCGTAGGTCTTTGTTGCCGTGGGTGTGCGAGGAGCTTTAAAGCTCAAAGCACCTCCCCTGCCTTTTTCCGTTGTTTGTACCTGTGTCAAAGGAAGCCCTTGAAACTGGTCACCAACAATATCTTCTGCACTTTCTGCTCGTAAGTCAAACAGCTCTTCTAAATTTTCAAGCGTAAGTCCAAAGCGCTCTCCTGCTTTAGCTACGGGAGTACCTTTGTAACGAGAAGAAGTCATCGGAATAGGTGTGCCTTAATTAGAGTATAAAGCATCAGCGAGCCTTGTACCCACTTGGTTTAGCACCAGCAAATAGCCTTGGGGCTTGTGTTTCGTGTTTTTGAAGTGGTTTAAAGCCCCCAAAAGGAGCCACTGCCCCTGCTTCTCCTACGGAAGAAAATTCTTGTTCTTTTGTTGTATTTCCAATTCTCTTCGTAAAGTCTTTAAATTCAGGAAAGTAATCGACGAGGATAGATCGATCCGGACTGTCGTCCATTGGACCGGGGCGATTAAAAACGTCTCCCGCAAAGCGCCGCGTCATCTTCCGTAGGTTTTTTTTAGTATAACGTTTCCTTTGTTTCTACAAACTGGCGCATCAGGTTAAATCCTGGACCAATTACTCCTCTCAAGGTGCGCATTGTAGTCTTAGCCTCCTCGTGGCACTTAAAAAGCTTTGCCTTGTCCTTAGAAGGAGAATACTTTACTAGTTGTTTTTTTTCGTAATTCAAGCAGTCAGAAACGTATTCGTTTCCGTGCAGGATCAGCCAAACCTCTTTAAAGCGTAGAAGAGGCATGGCTTCGACTTCTGCCAGCGTGTATAGCCGATCTTGCCACGTTACCGTGTTTTTGCTTTTCTTGCTACTTTTTTGTACATTTGGTGAACTCTTCTGAATTGAAACACCTAAATCCTTACGCAGTTTTCGAGCCGCGTTTGCCGCTTGCAAAGCGTTGGGAAAGGTCTCCGTGGTTATATGGAAGCAAATCTGTGTTTGCACGCACCCTACGTAACCTTTATCTGTTTTCGCGGTGAAGATATCTTTGGTGTTTGTTGCGGGGATGTCTAGGATTTCCATTTGTGCTCCAAGCTGACTGGCACTATAGCGCAAGTGTTTTTATTTTTCCGCCCAAGTGTTTCCTATCGACGCGTCTGCTTTAGCGGGCACTGTTTTTAAAATTGTCTCAGCAGCTTCTTTCATACAGTCTTCTAAGATTTTTTTATAGTGGTTTTCTTTACCTACCTGTACTTCCAAAACAATTTCATCGTGCACACAAGCGATTAAATGCGCCTCGGCACCTAAATGTTCCCCTAGTTTTGCAATGGAGAGTTTTAAGATATCCGCCCCCGCTCCTTGAATTAAAGTATTAGCGCAAGCCATCATCTGAGCGTCATCATATGACAGGAGCCGGCGACGTCCCATAGGAGTGCGTACATAGCACCAACCTTCTTCAACCATCGCCGCTCTTTCTCTGTGCCACTGACGCAAGCGTGGATACGCGCTGTGAAACGCTGTGTGTGCAATTTTTGCCTCAGAGAGCGTAATAACCTTCCCGCTCTGAGCTGCGTAGGTTTTGTACTTACGAAATCCCATTCCGTACAGCAATGCAAAGTTAAGTGTTTTACCATCTTGTCTCTGAGAGTAAGTAACTTGATCGACTGGAACTTTGTAAATTAAGCTTGCCGTGACGTTATGTAGATCCTCTCCGTCTTGAAACGCTTTAATCATCTGAGGAATGCCTATTAGTTCAGCCCCAAGTCTCAGTTCTATTTGAGAAAAGTCACAAATTACAAATTTAAAACCCTGTGTGGGTATAAAGCACCCCCTAAATTCAGAGTTTCTAGGCACCTGCTGAATGTTCACCCCGAACACAGTTTTTTTTACTTTAGCTGTAGTTCTTTTCGCACCTGAAGACGTAAACCTTCCGCTATTCGCGCCGTATTGATTGTAGCCACTATGTATCCTATGTGACACAGGGTTTATATTGTCTATGAGTTTATTAACGTGCTCTAGTTTAGTTTCTATCTTGACTCGCTTCCGATACAAATTAAGAAGAAAATCCTCGCTATCAAATTCCGCCAACGCAACCTGATTCAATGTTGGCTTGCCTGTTACGTTGTCACGAGGTACAGCAATGCCCAGAACAGCGAAGTAGTTAAGGCACTGCGCGTTTGAGCCGGGATTAAATTCTTTCTTAGGTTTTTTTCCGATGGCTATCGCACCCTCTGTTGTCTTTAACAATTTCATCTCAATAGGTAATAAGTTATCTAATGTTTCGCAAAATAATTTTGTAGTCGCGTTTAATTCAAGTTCAATAGTTTGTTTTAAATTTTTTAGCTTAGCTATATCAACGCCAAATCCTCTGTGGCACATTAAAGCCACAGGGCGTATACACTGAGACTCTAAGGTGTATATCTCTAGTAGATTCTCTTCAGCTAACTCAGCTAACTGCGACGCCGCCACGCGGGGGAGAATGTCTACGTCTTTTGCGGCGTAAGCAATCTGTTCCTCCGTTAGCTTAGCCTGAGACCAGTCCGTCAGTCTTTGTTCTTTATCTATTTCTTCTTCAAGCCGCCGTTCTACAACAGCTTTTAAACTACAACTTACATCTGCAAAATAAGGCTTCTTTGCTTGAGGGGATATTCTTTTTTCCTTGAACCCGGCGCGTAAGCATTTTTCGGCCACGTAAGTGTCAAAAAGCTTGTTTTTAAAATCAATTCCAAGTTTAAGGTTGAACTGAAGATCAAAGTTTAAATTATGCCCTACCAGCATTTCGCGAGTTTCAATATAGGTTTTTAACTCTTGTAGATCTGTTAATTTAAATAAATCAAAAACATAAACTATCCGATCGGCTTGTTCTTCCTTTGTGTCACAGAGCTGAAGCAGACGCGGACGAGCAATGCGAGCGTCCAACCCCGTGGTCTCGTAGTCCAAACAAACTTTCTTACAGCTTTCTAAGTCTTGTAGCGCTTCCTGGGCTTGCTGTTGCGTTGTGATGTATTTAATTTGCATGTAATGATTTTAGAAGACAAAAAAAGAGGCGTCCCGTAGGACGCCCCTAGTGTAACGTCAAGCTCCGCGCTTGTTCCAATAGCCAATAATGTAGTCTTCCATATCGTCCCACATGCGGCACACCTGCATCCCTGTCTCGGTCAGGGTCACGTGGTACACCTTCCGACGGAGGAACTGAGAGTGAGGAATTAGTTCCTTGTCCTCGGGTCCAAATGCGATATGCTCCTCCATTACTGCAAGCCCAGAGCTGACGAGGAAGGAGAGCCCGTCACGAAGGGAGGTGTACATGGGCGAGCCGTGGTAGCAGTCAGAACGAGCTACGCCTGAGGCCGCGCTGCAGGGCTCCATAAAGCCATCGATTTTTCGGCGGAATCCTCGGAAACAATCGTACTTGTTATCGAGACGAGCATCGTCTAGCATGTTAACTACCGCAACCGCAGTTTCTTTAAGAGTTACCTTATCGCCTGTTGCGCACATAAATAAGAGTGCGGCAGCTCCTGCGGTTTTTAGATTCTGGTTAGTAAGGACTATCTTGAATGTTTCATCCGCTGTAAGTTGGTTAACTGGTTGCTCCCCAATCCTCGAATGACCAGTTTTGGTGTAAGCCCGGCGCGGCTTGGCAGGCCTATAGATGGCCAGTTTGGCGGCCAAGGTTGCTAATTGCGGATTACGCTGTTCGACGCTGAGATTAAACAGTTTTTTAGCGTCGAACAATTTGTGATCGAAATGCTTAGTGATGTCTACCGAAATTGTAGGATTCTTTTCCGAAACGGAAAACAAAGCAGAAACTTCGTTTTTTTCAAGGGGGAGGTCCCCAAGGGTGAATTCGAGATTCATGTCAGTTTGGCTGATAAAGACATGTAGACCTTACTAAGAATGCACTCATATTGGAAGGGGGACCTGGGATTTCTTTAGGTTTGTAAGGATTATTGTTAGGGTACAGCTTTCCATTTCAATACGCCGTTCACTACTCCGTAACAAACTTGTAGTGAGTTAGATGCATTATTGTATCGAACTGCGCCGATAAACGCTTGCTCCATTAGTTTGTCCGCTTGTTCATCTGTTAGGTCTATAGGATCATTCCATTGTGTTACATAAGATCTTGTTATTTTGTTTACATCTTCACTGTCCTGTTGTTGTCTGAGTAAAGTTTTCTTTTCCATAAAAGCTACAACAATATTTTCTGAAAAACTGTAGAGGATTCGGGATCGTTTTGGGGGTCCACTACGTACACTTCATCGCTAAATTGTTGGAGTACATCAGCCTCCATTCCTATACAGAAAGCGTAAAAATTAATACTTTGCTCTTCTTTAAAGTTATTAAGACGTCGTACAAAGGCATCAGGTACATTTGCTTGTCCGTCAGTAATTAATAGTATGTCTGCTTTTGGATCTATGTGAGCCTTTGTCATAGCATGCTCTAATACCGCAGTGAACGAAGTTCCTCCGGCAGTTCGCCACGTAAGAATAAAATCCAGTAGTTCTTTGTTATTTTTACGGTTGCTATCAAGCACCAAGCTGTTACAAATTCTGGCGTCAAATAAATGAATTTGAATTTCTCGCTTTTGCTTAAGACACTCGTCTGCGACAACAAAAGCTATTGCTTTCGACCATAATTCAGATTCTCCAGTCATTGAGCCAGAAATGTCGATGTACATTACTACGGGTCCTCTATCAACGTCTTTAGATTTTGCTTCATAATCTTTAGTCAACAAAGTTTTTTGTGAATACTTAAGAGCAAACAGGGCACGTCCTTCCTGCGTGGCCGCCAACGCAATTTCAATAGGGAATGCTTTAGTTACTTCGTCAGAAAACTTAGCGCCAACTATATCGCTATAGTTCGTTTGAGTTTTTTTAGCTCGTCTTCTGTCATTCCAAGCTTTACGTAAGCCACCTAAACGAGAGGCTAGTTTCTGCAGTTTTTTATTATGACTTAGTTTTTTAGCTAAAGCTTGTTTTTCTTGCAAATCTCCGCTGTGATGCCCCTGGCCTGTTTCTGTTCCAGCAAGAGCTGACATAGCATTTTCCAGTTCGTCAGCTTCTTTCTTAGCCCGCTCAACCGCCTCCGCTACCTTAGGTTGTAGTTTATTTCTGGCTTCGTTCAAGACTTGTTCCACGGCTTGACTCAATTGCTTTCCTTGCTGCCTTAGTTCGGTAGCCTCAAGGTCTTTTCCTTGTTTTTTAGCTTGAATGAAAGCGTCACGTAACTCGTTTAACTTCTCAGCACTATGCGCCAAAAGCTCTGCGGGCAGTTGACCCAATTCAATTTGCTCTTCTATAATTTCACTTAATTCGTTTAATAAACAAACGGCATTGTTGCCGCTATTAAATTGATTGCCTATACAGTGGGTTGCAAGAGTCGGCCACGCGGGAGAATTACAGAGATCATTTAACAGGCCAATCCAAAAAGCAGATTCAGGTTTATATCCAGAAGGAAACGGGGGATCAAATCCTTCTTGTTTATTACGAAAATATTCTTCAGCCTCCGTCAAGGAGACTAGAGGAGTTACGTTGCCGCCCTGATAAAGACATTCAAAAATTTCTTTACCAAATCGAGATAGTTGTCGAATATCATATCGATCAATTAAGTAGTTGACCGTAGGTTTGGTGTCTCGTACAAAGTCTTCCCACAAATAGTCTGCTAGCGCGGAGACCGCAACTACTATGGGCGCTGCATCAAGCAGGCGAATGTATTCGTGCAGGGTTTTGTTGTTCATGGATTTACTTAGTGAACTCTCCAATGGTTTTAGCGATTCGTTGTGAATTGATATTTAACTCTTGGCACAATTTTGTAGCATCTTGTCGCGCTTTCAGAGTTACACGATAGTGTTCTCCCTCAAGAACTCCGTTTGCTTTTGCTTCTAGCACTTGTAAATCGTGATGAATCTTACGTAACTTACTAACCACGTGGTTTAAATCTTCTAGATTCTTGGCTTCTTTTGATTGAATCGCATGAAACTCACTGAGGACACCGGCTTGAGCCCGTTTAATGTCCTTTAACAACCTTTCAGCTGTAGGGATTACTTGATCCAATACCTCCCGAATTACAGATACATCGTCAGGAGTCTGATAAACAATATGAATCAGGGAGTCGTGAAGATGTTCTGGATAAAGTTTATCGTCGCCCTGAACAAGAGCCCAGCCCCGCATGAACTTAAGAATCTGTACACGCCGTCGATCACTGATTGTTATGCCCCGCGTGACTAGCATCTCAAACACCTGAGCAAACGAGTCAAGAAACTCATCACTTGGAGCAATGAGAGCAGCCTCTTCTTGTAACTTGCCTAAATCGGCATAACTTAGATCTGATTCAACAGCAGGTCGCTGTTCGATACCCAGAGCCCATGTGTCTAGAAGTCTTTTTGAAATAGGAGCTTTGAGAAGATCTACTGTCGGTCTAAACAGAAAGCGATCGCAAAAAGCTTGGAGAGCTTCTTCTTGGGGAAAGCTGTTAGTCGCCGCAACGATAGATTGAATAGGTGTTGTCAACACCTCTTTGCCGTTATTAAACGTACGTTCGTTTAGGATCGTAAGCAGAGAATTTAGTACAGCGGAGGAGCCGCGAAAAAGCTCATCTAGGAAAGCTATGTTGGCAGTAGGAAGATAACCCTGTACATCCCGACTGTATTCGTCTTTAAGTAACTTACTTACAGCGACAGGACCGAACAACTCTGATGGATCTGTGGTGGGCGAAAGCAAATAACCGAAGAAGCTAGAACCTGTAAATCCGTTGGAAACGGCGCGAACTAATTCAGATTTACCTGTGCCGGGTAGACCAAACAAGAACGCATTTTGCTTGGTAATAACTGCAGCCAGTAAGCCGTCGATGACGGGTGCTCGCTCTAAGAAAGCATTGTTAAGTGAGCCTCTAAATTTTTGAAGAGAGGTAAAAAGTGTGTCGTTCATTAGATAAAAAGTAATAATTTGATAAAGCGTTTAAAGGAAAAGGCGTGTCTTCGTGTCTGGTAGGGGCCAGTCAACGAGTGACTCCTCTGTAGTAGCTCCACGCCTGTAATTGCTAAGCGACTAGGTAAGTAAAATGAATCAGAAGTCACAGTCTTCATGCTTTTCAGCAATCATGATTTTGGTTTCTGCGATGGTTTCCTCCAAAGGAACGTTAGAGGCTCGGACAAGCTCCACGCGTTGGTTGTAGAGTTTTTGTAGATGTCTCGAACGTTGATTGTACACATCAGTTTCTGTGACAATTTGAGCTTCCAACTCCTCTAACTGTTTTTCGGTAGAGGCAGATTGAATTTGGGACACAAGATCTTTATAAGTACCAGACAACGCAAGCGACTTTTGGAGAGTTGCAAGCCCTTCTGTTGAATCCCGACCCGCCACAATAGTTTCCAATTCCGTTCGAATCTCAAGTTTTACATCGTTATACAACTGAAACGCTTGATCCTTGTCCTTAATCAAGGGAGAGTTCATCTGCTTACCAACCTCTACTAACCTCTCGGCCAGCGTGGTTAGGTTTTCAAATCCAGGACAGTGCTTACTTATGAGCTGTAGCTGAGCTGCAGTTAGCTGCCACGAGCCTCGGCGTTTCGAAGTCCCTGTCTGTCGCTCGCCAATTTTACTTGAGATGCGTACATCCAAGTCATCCATCAGCTCTGCTGCTTTTTCCAAAGCTCGATCTGCTGCACTGTGTTGAGCAGCCTCCAATACTTCCGCTGTGTTAAGGCTCGCCGCCCTTGCGATCCTGTCATCTAACAGGTGGTCTTGTGCGCTTGTCGATACCTCCAAGTTGATTGGATTCGGACCTATTACAAAAACTTCAATTGGAGATTCAAATTGTTCTTTGGTCGGAAACAAGCGGAGATACGCTTCCCGAGCCATTTTTAGTTCTAGTTCGTCCTTGAAGAGGGGTTCAAGAAAGCCAGCAACAGTAGTGTTCCAACGCTCAAACTCTGCGGTCCAAAGACCTTTAAGTTCTTTATTAAATACCTTAGCTTCGCGGCGAATTGAAGCGATCTTCTCCATCGCTACATCAAAGTAATCAGCGTGAAGAAAGTGAACGTCTCCCCTATGGATGGTGCACTCGTCATAAAGTTTGCGCTGTTCGGAACGAAGACAATTCAAATATTCTTTAAGCTTGCCTGAGAGGTTTGGACGGATGGATACTGCCTGCTGATTCTCAAGCGTGTCAATAACAGCTTGAGGTAGCTTCAGATCATCAAACTTAATCTGTGTGCTCTGACGCACGTTAGCACTAACGGAGCAGTGGAGAAGAAACACGTTCATGATTACTTAAGGCGAGAGAAAGCAGTGGTGATTTTGTCAGTGAGCAAGTCGATAGCTCCCATTACTGAAAGCTGTTCAACTAGTTTCTTCCGCTCGATGCGGGCAACCTTTAGGTCACGTTCGAGTTTTTCGATACGAGCGTTTACCTTGTCGAGTTTTGCGTGCCCCGTGGGAGCCTTCGTCACGCGCACGATGATGTTCGTTCCGAATTCAGGGAACTTGAACAAGGAATCGGGACCTTGAAAGGTCTCTAGTGAAAGACCAGAAGCGTCAGCTTGCTCTAGGTCGTTTGTGAGGTTGGAACGAGCCGCCTCGTAGGGAGTCCCAAAAGATTCATTTAGAGCCGTTAGGGCTTGATCGCACTCGTCGAACAGTTCAGCGGTCCTCCGACCTCGTTCAACTAAATGAGAGATGGTTGGTTTAGGCATGATGTGCAAAAGATGGGGACGCACCACGTTAAGGGCCGGTGCCGCCCAGGAGAAAGATAGCTCACGCAGAGCACGGTGTCAATCCTTTGCTCTACTATACTTTAGTAGACATCTAAAGGATAGCTTGCTCAGGAAAGTTAAAGTAATAAACTTTTTCTGTAATGTAAGTTTGGCAACTAAATTTCGCATGTTTAATACTATTTAACTTTATGTATTACTTTATACGTCTTTACAGACGACGCAGTAAGCTACAGTCCCTTAGATTCCTGAACTGTTTTATCTGAGTTATAGCGCCCACAATCTCTATAAGAAACGTCAGGCTTAGAAGCTGTACGCATAAAAATAATTTGACCAATTCGCATCCCAGGCCACATAGGGATCGCATGATACTGGCGAGCGTTCTTTATCTCCAATGTCAGCACACTAGAATTAAAACCAGGATCAATCCAGCCAGCCATCAAATGTTCAAAACCTGCACGCGCAAGACTACTCTTTAAAGCAAATTGGCCACACACGTCGTCCGGCATATTAAACATTTCAAATGTCTCTGTAAGAACAAACTGATTGGGTTTAAGTAAAAACGGAGTTGTTTTACTGCACGAAGTTAGAGTTATAGGAGATAACTTATCGGTATCTTCTACCTCTACGAGCATGTTGTGACCTAAACGCACGTCTAAGCTTGCTGGATTGAGTAGATAGTCCTCAAATGGAGTGACCATGCCTTTCCTACAGAGGCGTTCGATCTCGTGGTCACTTAGGATCACATCAAAAATTAAAAACTGCCCAAGCTTAACACTTAAGGCCTAGTGTCACCTTCTCATAAAGAGCTTTTCCTGTTTCCGTAAGGCTTAGATGGATCAGAGTGCGGTTGAGAGAAAGACGCTCTCTGTAAATTAATCCCATTCCGTTGGTGTTCTTTTGCGTCTTACCTCCTAACAGACAACAATTACGGGACACTGCAGAGGTTGAGATGTTTATAAATTTAGTAATGTCAGCTTGTAAAACACCCTCTGGATCGTGCTCTCCAATGATTAGAAAGATTGTCAGAGTTGTGCATGAGACTTCGCGGTCATTAAACAGCGTAAAAGGAAGAAGACGTGCTGATAAACGCATAGAGCTAACTAACGCGCCAGGGAATAAAGGGGAAGACAGTAACTTGCGGCACCCACCACGGTCTGCAAAGTAACCACACGTCGGTTGTTTACCCCCCTACATTCTTCTATTTGTTCGCGGTTAGCTTGATCTTGAGCCTGAAACGCGGCACAAAAACCGAGGCCCACACCTAATATCAGAGGCAAGGCAGCTTTTGCGTACGTTTTTACGTTACGAATAAAGTAGGACACCATTAGGGAAGATTAGAAAAGGAGTAAGAAACCATACGATTCTTCTGCTCATATTTAATTAGATCTAAAAGTTTTAGAGCTTCCCGACCTGCACTACTCCCTGAGCCGTGCTTTCCTATAACGTAGCTAGCAAGGTCTTCAAGAGCGCTTATATGCTTTAGTTCCCAACCATCCTCATTACTAGTGTTTTCATACAAACTTAGTTGATGAAGCTTTAAAGCAACAATAAGCGCTTCACTAGGAATCAAATCAAGAAGAGTAATCATGTCAGTTGAAAGAGAAAAAAGAAACATGGTTGGTTTAAATAAGGTCTAAACAGAGTTCTTGATACGCCTCTTCAATCTCAGCGTGGGTAGCAGGGAGGGCCACACGATCTCTAAGGCAACAGGCAGTTCTCTCAATTTTGAGTAAGTCATCCTCAAGGACGTTTCTATCCCACAGAAAAGAGATGAAGTCGTCGGCAGTTTCGTAGGTTTTCATGTTTAGTTACTGAGAATGTGTACAAGGTGAGAACAGTTGTGATTCAGGTTGTAGCGCTTCGTGGCAATAGCTTGGAGCTTGCTGTATAGAAGCTGGAGTGACTGACTTAGTTGAAGCATCTCCAAAGAATCACTTCCGAGAGCTACATCTGATTTAAGTCGAACGTCATCAAAGAGTTCAGCCAGTTGTTCGTTGCTCAGTGCTCCAAGAGTAAAAATTAGAGCCTCACAATAGAGAACAGAAAGGGGTTGGTTGGGGTCTCCTGTCACGAGAGGAGCTTCGTATAGAGCGGGCATGGGGGTAAAGGATGCTTTGGGTGAGTCAGGGGTACTAGGTGAGTCGGCGTCCTGCGAAGCAGGGGTTGGTTTAATACTGTGCAAGTGGTCTAGGATCGCACCTAAGCGGTAGCGAGTGTCTGCATCAGGTTTAGATACTTCATAGGCTCGATATGTACGTCTATAAAGAGCCTTCCATTCGTCAAGTTTCATTGAAGACATCTGTCAATTTAAGAATCTCCATGGGCAGGGCAGACCGGGGAACACGCTTACTGTTTAGATAAAAAGTAGCTTTACAGTGATCGCTTGTTCGTCCGGACCGGGTTACCTTAACTGTTACTGGGTGCCCCATAATGGTTTCAGTACAACTTGAAACGATTGGAGACATAGAGGCAGCTCGGTTAAGTTTCTGCCAAGCAGCCCTAGCTTGACCCGACATTATGTCGAGCGTGGCCTTTATGTTGTCTAAGACAGTAAGGCTTAGTTTTATCTGGACTCCGTACATTAGGTACCTCGGGCAAAAGAATGACGGCTGCCCAGTTCAATCTCCCACGGTTCTGTATTTTCTGCTACCCCATACCATTTGTTACTCGATTGGTACACACCGCCCCTACATAGTGTAAATAGAATTACGTTAAGCCTAGATTTTGTAGTTGAAGTTTGCCAACCGCAGTCACAAACTTCTACTTCGTCGGGGGTGATTGTCGCAATCGTGTGACCGTGAAGCCTGACGTTTATACGATCGATCGTATGCTTTTTGGAGGGGAAGTACACACACTGCACCTCAGTGTTAGCAAGTTTCCAATCTTTTCGCTGCTCGATTGCTTCGAGCATTAAGCGTTCGATTTTGCGCATTGGTTTTAGGGTTAAGTAAATTGGCGCCCCGCGAAGCGGGTGATTGTAGAATACAACTCAGTTGTTCATAGGTTTAGTGATGCGTGTCGCCGGGGAAGTTTTTACATCAGAGGAGAATGAGCCTGCGATTGCATCTTCCTACGAAGACCGGAATCGTGAGCGTGGGGACGCCAAGATTCTGTACAAGTTCATTATGGGAGGAGGGTTAGGTGACCCTAAACAACATGGGGACACACTGAAGCGGTTACTAGATCAGATCAGTGGGGTTAATTTAGGCGTGTGAGTTGGGTTAGTCTTCCGGCCATTCGTAACCCTCAGGAACTTCCCAAAGGTCCCCATCCCCATCTTGATGTAAACGCCAACGCACACCATTAGATTTTATGACTGCGTTGTTGAGAATACTTATCCACGCTTCCCAGTACCATTCATGATCTGAGCCTATCTGGCAGATCTGCACATCGCTGTAGTCAACTCCTACATCTTTAGCCCACTGTTCGTCAGCATCGTTGCAATAGAGTTGGGGAATGTAAACGCCGGGGAAGTTCGAACGTAGAACTAAGTTAGGCTCGTGCATTAGAACATACCTCGTGAGTCGATGTGATCTTGAATTAAAGCATCGGAGGGTTCCCACCCGTCTATATATTGCAGAGCAGGAATAACATTCTCCTCCAGTTGTTCGATGATGTCGAAAGGCAGAAGATCAGTGTCGATTAGATACTTGAAGCGGGCTAAAGATTCTTTAGCCAGGGTGTAACAATTCATCTTTTTAATATCAGTCGGAGCGGAGAAGTTCATCGGGAAATAACTTTGTCTTGGGTGTCTTCAACTTGAGAAGTAACAACAACACGTTGACACAGTGAGTTATATGCTGCAGGACATTCGCGCATCAAGATTTTGCGAAGATCGTGCTGCATGTGATGATTAACAACTGCAAGTAGTTGATCTTTGTGAAACTCTGAAAAGTAAGGGCTGTAGCTCATGGGTTTGTTATGCAAGTGGCAGGGGAGATGTTGACTGTTGAAATGTTGCCCTCAATAGAAATGAGAGCAGCATCAAGTTCACTGATAACTTTCTTGTTGTCTGCGTAGATAACTGGATAGTTATTTAGTAGGCGAATCAACTCGGAACGATAGTCAATTAGTGCAGTCCGGAGCGTGGTGGTTTGCAGCGTGATCATGTGAGTTCAATTAGGTTCTGTTTTTCGAGCAAGATTAGGTGATCAAGTACATCGCCAAGGGTAGATCGAACGTACTCATCTTTCAGTGCAGCTTGATCGTAAGCATCGTATACAGTTGAGTACAATTTGTTGAACTGTTGTTTGTTCATGATTCCCTCCATGCTTTGCAGCAACGTGAGCTTACATAATAATCAGCAGAGTAGTCAGCGTAGCGATACTCTCGCACTACACAAGATGCCTCTTGGTAAGAATCAAACTCGTCCATAGTTTCAAGGTAGTTGTGATTAATTGATCTGCGTTGGATGTAGTACATAATTAGAAGGTGATTGTTTGTGTAGTGTCAGAGAAAGTCTTGGTGCGTAGGTACTCAAGCGTAGTTAGATCATTCTTTGCCCAATCACCCCCAGGATGATTTGGAGTTTCATTAAGTAGTTGTAAAAGATCCTGTTCATATGCACGAATCATGCGGCGCATGAAGTCACGTTCTGCATTGTAGTTAGTGTTGTAGATGGCCATGATGTTGTTGTGATTGTGTGATTGATGCCACGCGAAGCGTGATGTCTTGAGACAACTTAAACAGGTCTGGTGTTGCCTCAAGCTAACTTAAACAAGCCAGAAGTTATCTAGCTTGAACTCATTAACAAACGATTTAGCAATCGCTTCCGCCGCAACTAAACGCTCAGGCTTCGCAAATAGCGAGTTCCACGATGTAGTTAGTGACCCATACTCTCGCTGATAATCTTTAGCCGCTGGGGTGCACAAATACCGTTCTATGTAACCGATTGCTCGGTCAAGATCGAACGTATTGTTAAGCCAGAACTTAGATAAAGTCTTGCCCACACTGTTGTAGTGTGCACTAGAGAAGTTAACTGCATACTCTTCTAGTTCGCGTGCAGCTTCAGTGTCGATTGTGTAAGTCATAGTTGGGTGATAAGAATTAGAGTGCGGAGTGATAAACAATTTTCGCGTTCTCCCTTGCACTGGCGGGCATCTTTGTGATCTTCATTGCGAAGTCGATTGCCGCAGTTTCATTAAGTGCAGCAACAATAACGTCACCGATTCTATAACCGGGGAAGCGAACATCGTAGCGCTCCATGATGTCGAAGTTAGCCATAGTTAAGAGGTGATTGTTAGTTAAACGATGATAATTAGGAGTAGTAGCGGCCCATAATAACGTCGTTGTCTTCAGTGAACTTCATAAGAATCCCACTGAAGAATGAGTCGCCGTGGTAACCCTCCCAGCCTGGGAATGAATCACCCTCGTTGCGCATGAAGTCACCCAGGCAGTAGTAATAACCTTTATAGTTTACGAATTGGGTATCTTCAAACTCAGTTTCAGTTAGGTAGTCAAACTGTTTGCGGAGTTTGATAGTTTCAGCGTCGCCGATGTACAACTCAGCGCATAACCCTGAGAATGTTTCTCTAGGCTGATTGTTTGTGATGATGGTTAGAGCAGCAGTCATGATGATTCACCTGTATGCAATGTGATGTAGTGAGGGAAGAATCCCTCAGTTTGATGTAGTATCAAAGAGAGAGAATCTGTTAGGTTGGTGATCATAAATGATCTAACCTTAATCTAGATCAACTGTACATCTTGATGATGTAGAGGCTATCAGGAACCTACCCCAAGTTAGTTAGGGAAAGTCGGCCTAAACTTAAAGTAACGTACAAAGCGCACTAAATACATGCAAAGCATATACTTAATGCGCCAAGTGCGTCAGTTCTTTGTATTTAGTTCCACGTTGGCGATGCGTGGTAGAAGTTAACGCCGTTAAAAGTGATGACAGGAAGTCTATGGGCTCTGTCCAGAGTACCTGCACTAGACACAGTGACTCTGGACAGAGGAAAGGAATCGATACGGCGCACACTTAACGAGTCGGGTTGCAACTCTATTGTGCTCGGGGGATCACTCGCGCCCCTAGTTCCATTTTCTGGCCATATCTGTTATGCAGAATAAGTTAACTGTGCCTTAGGCTTTCCGTACAAACTATCTCAGTACAGTTAACTATTCAGTTTTCAAGGTGCGATCGGTTGCCCGATGCCTCAGATCCTACAGCATGAAGCGCAGCTTGTCGGGATGGTTGTTTCTGAATCGAAACATTGCGTAACGTTGGCGGGATCCTGACCATTGGTCTAGGGATCACAGGCCTTGCCACGCGTCACCCGATTGGCTGGGCTGGGCTGATCGGATTGTCGAGGTGCTGCCAATCGGTCTCCCGTTCGGCTTGAGCACAGTATGGGCACACCAGGGGCCCTAGGTCAAGCCCTGAAACATTAAGAAAGTCTGAAGCCTAGGTGCGCTGGGTGAGGGGAGAGGAACCGCACGCGCTCGCGTGTATATATACATACTAAAATTGAAACCTGCCTGCCAGGTCTGACCGACTCAGCACCAGGAGAGGGGATGATAGGAAGCCTCCCCCGCCTATGTATAACTAACCCTGCTCGCTATGTATAAAGAACTGGACGCAATCTGCCCGCAATGTGCCCTTTTTTTTAATATACAGCCTTGTTTGACGACGGGGCCGAGAACCCCCTGAGTATCAGGCAGGTAAATTGGGTATAAAAGGTCCCCCCGTCAATAAATTGATACTCAAAACCGGTAAGGCTTGTTAAAAAAAATTTTGGCCGCCCGTTTTTTAAGGTAAAAAGCTGTTCAGGTCGATAATTTTGTTTAATTTGAGATAAGGGTGGGGTAATGCAGGGTACTGGCCCCTATACTCTGACGTGTAGACTCTTTTTGAGCTTAGAGAGGTTCCATGACTGACCATGCACTTGTTGATAAGTTAAAAACTGCGGGGGTGTGTTGTGCTGAGTGCGGGGACAGGTACGGAACCCCCCGTGGAAAGTATTCGTCTTGGTGGATGGGTGTTTGCAATGTGTGCGATGCAGAGGCACCCGTCACCGAGGTACGTAATTTTCGCTATTTGCATCGTGGGCTTGTTGAACTTGTTGAAAATGCCAAGATCTAGATAGTAAACTAGGTATACAAACTGGTTTAGTTATGAATCACAGCGGCAACCTGCGGAATCCTCTGTATCGTCCTGGGGTAGATGAGTCTCGGTATGAGACGATGCCCTTCGCTCCATCTGCAGCTCCGCCTGCTTACGAAACAATGCCCTACTATCCCGATTCTCAGGAAGATGAACGAGCTAATTTGGGCGCATTGTTCTTAGAGCAGTTTTTAAGCGGAAACCCCGAGGCTGTTGAAACTGCAGGACCTAGCTTTGATCTGCTTCCCGACATTGACTCCTCCGTAATGGATAGGTATCTTGAGGAGTACCGTCAGAGCCCTGGCTATACGCCGCCAAAGTTAAATATGGACGAGATTCGTAGAAATATTCGACGTGCGCGTGCACTGGTCCGAGGCGTTTAGTTTAAGAATTACAAATTAACATTGTTAACCGTTTTGAGGGTACATCATGGTGCCTTTTATGTTTAAGATGAGTTAGCGTTCCCTAACAGTAATGAGCTTAACCACCTCTGTGCCCTCGCGTTTACTTTCTTCCGAGGAGTGGGATGAGCTTAACGCTCTGCGGAAGGTTATCTCTCATAATCCGGCCAGTGTGGTACCCATAAAGCAAGAGCGATTTAGTGCATTGTTCATTAGAAGCTTAGTGGGCAAAGCGGATTTCCCCTTAACTTAAGCTTCGTGCTTATTGAGAAAGTTAATGAGGTATGTTCTAATGCACGACCTTCCAGGCGTTTGTGTCAATCTGACATGGGCGATATGTTTTTCCGCGATATTTAAGCTGGAGATCGGGACGATGGATTAAACGCCACCATTTGGTAAATTCTTCTGCAGCTTCTTCTTTGAAATAGTTTACGCCGCGATAGCAAAGTGTAGTCATTGTTACAAAAACTCTCTTCTTGAATGCTAAACCCCTTTATTTTTGCGGATTGCAGCGCATTGTTACACTAATTGTTAAAAGAGTCTTAATTTTTGAGCAAGCAGCAACGGGTTTTTATTGATATTTCTAGTAATCCTTTGACATAGTTTCAAGGGAAAGCTGAATGTCTACGTAGATTTCGGGGGGAAAGGCGCTGAAGAATTTCAGTGTGGCCGGGCAAAGCCATCCGGTAAGTGTTTTGTCGGTATGCGTTACCAATTCGTTTATTTTTTGCAGGCTGTACCAGTAACCCCCGCTTTCAAATTCGTGCTGCAGTAAATAAAATTTTGTTTGAGGGAACGGGTTAGAAGAAAAAGTTATGCGATACGTGCTGTTTTCTACAAAGCTATATTTGTCTTTAATAATTGTGTTAATCATTTCAGGAATCCCGAGCACAAAAGGCTCGTGCAGCAGATCTCTTTTGCTGTCGGTAAAGCACCACGTCCCTGCGTGGCGATAAATTTCCAGGGTAAGGAGCGCATTAGCCATGACTGGGTACGGTCTGTGAGTATCAGCGCATCGTAGCACACTGTGTAAGTATTGGTCTGTCCGCCGGGTTAGCCAATACAAGGGGGAGGGAAGCTGCGGACTATACCGATATAATGAGTTATAGCTTTAATCAGTCCGATGCCTGTTCCGGAATACTATTCTCCTGAACAAGTTCGTAAGGCCGCCGAAGCAGTTCGAGAGGAAACGCGACGGACATCTGATTTTAGTCGTAACGCTCGTCGGAGTCTGTTTAATCGCGCTGTAGATGAGGGGTTACTTGCCGATGACATCGAAGAGATTGCCGATGAGTTAGGCGAGGATCCTTCAGATATAAATTTTCGCGATTATCGTACGGTAGATGACTACCCAAACTATATTCCTTATAGCTATAGCTCTTCAATAGAGATTGATCCGGATCTAGAAAATTACACGGGTTATCGGTTGGCAGGGCAGGATCCTAAGGTTCGTCAGTATTTAAGTGACCCTGTAAATCGCTCTTCTTCTGCCTCTCCTGAGCTGCTAGATCAAGTTTTTCAAGATATTGCAGAAGGTCGAGTTAACCCTAATGACTTAAACGATTTACGTAGTTCTTTTGCATCGGAAATACTTAATGACCCAGACCCAACAGCGTCTCAGTGGGAAGCCGCTAACTTTATAGAGGCAGAGGGCAATGCTACTTATCCGCTTACGGCTGCAGAACGGTTAAGCTCCCAGCGTGGGAGGGGGCAGCTGGATCCCGATATCTATTCTGGGTTTTTAGAGTTAGAAGAAGATGTGCTTGCCGCAACTTCCCTTGCTCGCACAGCTTTAGAAACGGAAACTAGTCGAGTGGGTGTACAACAAGCGCTTAACAGACGACTTAATGAGCTAGAGGGAAGTGAGGGCGGTTTGTTTCAAGATGATGCAAGACAACGATTAGCCGAGTTGGCGTCGCGTATTCCGCCTGACGTTATTCCGACCACGAGGCAAGAAGCAACTGATACGCGTAATCTGCTTTATGACCTTCAACGAAATTTAAATACCTTTAATGTTCGTGATCCTTTTAGAGAGGATTTAACTCCTCAAAGGATGGCTGAGACTGTTTTACCTTCTGTTCGAGATGCGCTAGGGGCAGAAGTAGCGGGAGACGCTGCTTATCGAGCTATGCAAAATCGACGAGGCGAACAAAATCGAGAATTACGTCTACAACAAGGCGACTCTGTAAGAGCAAATAACCAAGAAGCTATGCGAATGAGGAGGGGGGAGCAGCGGGGACGTATTGAAGCGGAGATGGCGCGTATGAATGAGCGGGCCCGTAATCCAGTCGATATAAATACCAGGAGCCTTAGTCCCACCTTTGTTGGTGATGGTCGGGTCATTAGGCAGGACTCTATTTCAGGACTTGCTGAAAATATTGAGCAGATTCAAAACGAAGCACGGTTGAGACGTGGCCAAGCAAAGCTTGAGGACCTTAGGAATGTTCTTGCTGACTACCCGGAGGTTGAGAAACTTTTAACAGCACCTCCTCGCAAGGGAGCCCCTCAACGTATCAAGGGGGAGGAGTTCAAACCATACATGCAATATGCCGATACGACACAACAAGCATCTATGCCTGCTGATCGGGCAGCGTTGTACGACAAAATTATTGGCGGGTATGATGATCTTGATCTAGAGAATATGACTCGGGATACTTTAAATAGAGCAGAAAAACTTTATACCTCCGGAAGCACAGAAGCGCAGAACGAAGCTCGGACTCTTATTCAAGCACTCGCGGATAACAATGAGTTGCAACAAATTGAAAAACCCGCATTCCGTACACAGAGGCCTATCGTTGGCGGTGGTGAGTATGTAAACCTTAGAGAGCCTCAGCAGAATCTAACTGAGTTACGTAATTATATCGAGCAGCGTTCGTCACGGGTAAATAAAGCACTTGAGGCTGCACAGAATGCTTTGGGCTCTGAAGTCCTTAAAACGCAATATCCCGGACTTGAAAGTCCAGTCGGCGGTCCCTTACAAGCTGCGTTTAAATTTGATCCCATTACTCGTGAGGTAACTCCATCTGATATTTTCGAGCCAGATGTGTATCGAGTTAAAGTAAGCCCCGCTAGAGCCGGTCAATTTAGGCTTGAAGATCTGCGGGACTTAGGTATGAGAGATAGTGTATCTTTAAATGCTTTACGTTTCTTCCGAGATAACCCTGTGACGGGTACGGGGCAAATTGCCTTTGATACAGCAAAGCCAGGGGAGGACTATTCCGGCTATGAGGCTCAGACTGATATGCCGACGGAAGTCACACAACGGTTCCAGCAATTTATTCGGGACACTGGGTTAGAGCAAACTCGCCCCGGCACCTTGGTAATGAACTCCCCCATAGGATCCACTGACTTGTACAACAGACGTGTAAGAGGAGGAGAAACGGCTGATACAAGCAGCACCGTACGGAAACTTCAGCCTTTTTATGATGCTGGACAGACGTTGCCTAATTTACGAGGTTCCTCTTATATGGCCGCTGGTTTCGGGCCTACCTTACAAGAAGGGCAACAGTATGGGTATGTAGATGCGCAAGGTAGAGTTGTACCGCTTCAGCCCACGCCTACGGAGTCCGCACTCCGTGGCCAAGTTAGGGTTCCTCAAGTTGGGCCTTCTGTTGTTCGGCAAGATGTATTACCCTTAGCGTCGACTCCTCGGTATTATTCAGCGGACCCTGTAACAGCACTTGTGCCAGGTGCAATGGAGTTTGGCCGGGCTATTCGACGCACACCCGCCGCTTTGTTGCCCGGCGCTGCTGATTTAATCCCAAGTCCTGAGGCTATTCAAACGGGTTATAGGGAGGGAGCCGGAGCGATGGCAAGGCAGATGGCAGGGGAGTTTATGCAGGGGTTACCTGTATCAGCCGCCGCTGCCTCGGCTTTAGCTAACCCAATTGGTGCTGTTGTTGCACCTGGTATTGGTGCGGGGATGGTCGGGGTAGCAGGGGCACGGGCGCTGAATGAAGTTGTGCGACAACAAACGGGCGAGGGGATTGTGCCGAAATTGAGGCAGGCTTTGGGTACGGCGCCTCGAACTGGTGTGGCGGATCGGAATAGGGCGCGTCCTCTTGGGGTTAGTGGTCAGCCGGCACGAGTTGTGCCCACGCGGCAGATGAACCCGATTGTTCGAGAAATTCAAAATAGGCTTGGGTTAGCGGGCGCTCGGTTTAATCCGGCACGAGGTGAATTCGTGTTGTCTGAGTTATTAGGGTTATCTAGGTAAGGGTTCGGGTTCTGTCGATGGGATACCGATCCAAGCTGTTTAGTTTGTGGGCTAAAGCCCTGGGTGAAAAGACGTCGGACTGCAAGCACGAAGCGGATTTTGTCGCGTGGATACGGACACTCATTTTCGTTACGTATTTCGTAACCAATTGTTTTATTGTTGCCGGGGTTATTCGACATTGGAACAACTAGACTATTTAACTTGACAGACGAGTTGCCAACCAGAGAATACAGCGAGTTCCATAGAGGCAAAAGCGTTTAGGGCGCCGTCGACTCCCCGTTGTACGTCCGGGTGGCCGTAATCGTCAAAGATTACCAGACCACCAGATTTGACCATGGGTACGTAAAGAGTTGTGTCACGTGCTACAGAGGTCGGATCGTGGGCGCCATCGATGTAGAGGACGTCAATCCAGGGACCCGAGGGAAAACGACGGTTTAGTTCAGGGAATACGTCCCAACTGCACCCTTTGATGATTTCAATTTTGGCTGCGTTATCCGATTTAGCAATGTTCCCCCTAGCTGTCAGCTCAATTCGGTCTAATTCAGGGTAGTTTTCCGGTTTTGCATGGTGCTCTTCGCTTCCTGTAAAGGGATCTATCGAAATCAAACGGGAATAAGGGTGGGAAAGATAAAAATCAGACCAAAAACAAGAGGATGCCCCCTCGTAGATGCCTATTTCAACTATCTGTCGGCATTCGTCCGGAATTAACGCCAGTTTTTGAGCCTCCGGGTGGGTGTTTAACGCCATATCTGTATTCAATAGGGTGTCATACCACCCTTGGTTAAAGGTGTATCGCTCATCTAGCTTCTTTTTACCTTGTACAACAACTTTGGCCTGTGTCCCCTCTTTGAGTTGGGACATCAGTTCTTTAAATTTAGGAGCCGAGGTGGTCATGAAGGGTATTACGCTCACACTATGGTACCAGTCTTCGGGGAGCTTGCACGCTTACAGGAGATGCGCTATGCTTGTCATGTCACTAGATGCTCTACATGCCTGACATCATTCGGGTTAACGCCGATACCAAGCACTTGATTGCCATCGCGGCCATTTGGAAATCTCCTGATCTCCTCCGCCTTTTGTTTATGGTGGGGTTTGTGCTTTTGATTGTCCTGCCGTTCTGCTCCTACTTCATGGCCAACAGCGAAAAGCAGAACGTTAAGATGCGGGAGTTTCAGTCTTTGGTGCGGAACTGCGAAAAAGTTACTTTTGATAAGTATGGGTATGGGTTGTCTCCTGTTCAATCTGGTGCGGTTAATCAGCAGTGCAAGCGGTGGGCAAACGCCAGGGTTCGTATTTATGAAAATATCTGAAAGGCTTTCTTGCTCTTTGAGCGTATTTGCCTTACGTTGCCCTTAAGACGTTTCTTTTGTTATGCCCCGCCCTCTAGTGTTCTATCTTTGCCCAGAGTGCTCCAAGACACTTAGTCTTAGTGGTTCTCGCCTAAAAGAATGGGTTAAGCGTAAGCGCAAGAAACCCAACATTGCAGGTCCCTACTGCGACTATCGCTGCTCCAGTGCTGCTAATGTGCGGCTGGCTGCGGAAGCCAAACGATTTCGTCTGGAGTCGTTAGACTCCAACTAAGTCAGATTGTGCACGCTGTAGTGCTGGAACGGTATACAGAACGCACTTAAAATGCGTCGGGCTTTGCCCTTATGGGTTCGAATCCCATCTGCAGCATTTCTTTACTTAATTAATGGCTTTTGTTTCTCGGGTTGAAAGCGCTCCTCGTTGCCCCAAATGTGCAAAAGGACGAATGCTTGTTATTGAAATTCGAAAGACTACCACCGCTGTGCGTCGACGTCGCCAGTGCTCTGAGTGTGAGTACCGCATGACCAGCTATGAAATTGAACAGCCTATTTTCGAAGATTTTAAAAAAGCAAAAGAGTCTATGACAAAGATTCTAAAGACACTTCAGTTAACTCCCTCGTCAAACCCCGTGGTAGAACATCTCCCCGCAGATATCGAGACTGCCGGGGAAGTACCCTGTTACGACTGTCTTAACTTTCGCAAACTGTACGGGTGCAGTTTTGATTTCCCTGAGGCTTTTACAGAAGAGGCTAAGGGATGTATTCACTTTGATTCGATAAAGACGTAGCTTTGAGTTAATATACTGCTACTGCTTTTGCTGAGTATGAAGTCAATTCCCGTTGTGGGGACAGCCATCGTCAATGCTCCTTATTGGCTGCATCGCCTTTTTATGAGCATTGACTATCCGGTTGATAATTTTGTTGTGTTTAACAACAATGGTAGGGGGCAGATTACACAAGAAGTCGATGCTCTTCTACTTACCCCTAACCCCTTTATAAAAAAAGTTCATATCTGCCACCTGCCTGCCAATCTAGGTTGTTCCGGTGCATGGAATTTAATCATTAAGTCGTTTATGAATGCATCTTACTGGGTTATTTCTAATCACGATGTGATGTTTGAACCTGGTTTTTTACAAGAGATGAGCGAGAAAGCTGAGGACTCCGAAGTCGGTGTGGTGCATGGCGCAGGCGGTGGTTGGGACATTTTCTTATTAAAAGATTGGATGGTTCAGCGTTATGGTCTTTTTGATGAAAACCTATATCCCGGCTATTGCGAAGATATGGACTACGGGATGAGATTTATTCATGATGATGTTAAACGTGTATTGGGGCTCGAAAAGGGTTACTACCACGGAGCTAAGAAAAATGATTACGCAGATGGCAGTCAAACTTGGCGTTCTGAACCAGCTCTTGCTCAGAAAATTCATGCAGCGCATGAACTTAATAAGTGTTATCTCCATTTAAAGTGGGGCGAGCCGTGGCAGGCTCATGTCGAGGGGGAGACTTATAAGACTCCTTTCGGCGTTACTGAGCTTCCTGTTGATTTCACTACGTATGACTTAAGCTTTGTCCGCCGCAAAAACCTGGGGTTTTGATATGTTGCCTATTCGTCATGTTATTGAAAGCGCCTGTACGTCTGTTGACGATGATCCGGCGACTCAAATCTTTAACGACTACGACATGCTTTGCCGAGCGGTTCTCTTGGCCTCTAGGCAAACTATTAAGAGTAAAAATCCTTTCGCAAATTTGTTTCCCGGAGATCACTACAGGATTCTTTCGGGTTTGATGCTGGAGTTACAGCCAAAAGTTATTGTTGATATAGGCACTCACTTTGGCGCTGGTACGCGAATTTTTCTAGATTACGCTCCTGGTGCAGTTGTACATACTTTTGACGTGACCCCTTGGGATCGTCTTGATACAACTTATTTAACTTCTAAAGATTTTGTTGAAAACGGGGGACGGCTTACTCAGTACATTGCTGATTTAAGTGACCCCAGAGTTTTTCCTTCTTTTATAGAGATACTCGATACCGCTGATTTTATTATGTGTGACGGACCTAAAGACGGAAATTTTGAAAATAAGTTTTATACTTTACTATCCACGCTAAACCTTGTTAAGAAACCACGTTGGTTGTTTCTCGACGACATTCGTCTTTTAAGCGAAATTAACAGTTGGAGAAGCATCCAAAGCCCAAAGATAGATATAACTTCTTTTGGGCACTTTAGTGGGTCTGGCCTCGTGGATATCTCCCAGGGTTTTGTTTTCGATCCCTAAGTCAAAATGCCTTTTTACTCAGCGCACCCGTCGAAAGGCAAGCTTTTCAACAACCTTAAAAGCTTGTTGGAGATTAAAAAGCTTTCTTCCTTTGCTCTTAGTAAGGAAGCAGATCTTTCTCCGACCACTACACGTAAGATCTGTGGTGATACAGGCTACATACCTTCGCCTGATGTTTTAGAAAAAATTTGTTTAACCTTAGAGTGCGCTCCTGGCGACGTACTAGGAATTCGGAGTACAATGGAATCAGCAGTTGCAGTAGGGTCTGGTGTTTTCTGTTGCTGATTATGAGCTAGCTTCCCGCGTGCTGGGGTTGCCGGTTCCTACTACTCCAGCGGAGATGGCGGCAGCTACTCCCCTAACCGCTCGCGTACTTAGGCAGTTTGGTCGCGTTCAACCCCCCGTTCCTGGGCAAGAAGCTGA